AGTGTGGATAATGATGTCATAAGTCCTTTTCTTGATTACTTTATTAGTATAACCCATATTCTAGGGTTGTGACAATATACTGTGACACTTAATTAATTGACACCTATCCACACCTTAAATGCCCACCACAACAGAAAAGGTACAATCACTACCCATAAATGGTAAAAGAGTGTTATCAAAAGAGTACCAAGTATGATCCAACCTGTTTCTGAACTAGCAATACTTGTAACAAAAGGTGTTACTACACTAGGTCTATTCTCTGGAATTACATGAACATCACTTGTACCATATCTTGCCTTTGCTTCACTTAACGCATCTTCTCTGTTAATACTTAAACTTTCAAAGGGAACATTTACCCTCCTATTAGTTTTAGTTGTTGTAAATAATCTCCAATTGAACATGATTCACTCCATATCAGGATGTAGGAAGATTTGATTACTCATTCTCTTCTTGTTAAGTTCTAATTTCTGTTCTTCTGTTAATGGTTGAACATTCCATCCATAATCCCATCCACATACTGTCTCAGGCATAATGTTCATTGCAATAGTTACCCGATCATTTCCTTGGTTAGTGTTATAACCATGAAGTACATGTGATGGAAACAGAATTAAGTCGCCCTCCTTGCATTTCATTTCACCAACCTGATTATACATGGTCTTGGTCTCAAATGGCAAGGAAATGTTAGGAACTGTTGCAAACATCCCTCCAACATGACCCATCGCCTCTCTACCTACAAAATAAGTGTTTGCATGAGTATCATTTAAATTCACATAATATACTCCAGAGATAACAGAATTAACATGAGTATGTGCTTCTTGTTTTCCACCTTTATCGCAAACATTAATCCAACTATCTGTTACAATCATTCCATTCTGTAAATATTTCCCCATAACATCTTTTACAAATATTTTTGATTGTTCTTCACACCAACTTTTCAATTCTTTGAACTTATCATCATGCAATAATGAATAGTAATCTAAATGATACAAAAAATCGCCACTTTCACTTGTATGGGGTGACCCAGACTTCACAGCGAGTTCATTTAAAACTAGCGATTTTATGTCTTTATGAAAAGGACATGAAACTACACCCAAAGGAGTAGGCAAAATAGGAAATACATCCATCATCTGTAGTTCTTACTCGTGCTCATTCTTTCTTTTCTCTTATCATCCATATATTCAGTTGGAAATGGAACAGTATTAAAACTAAGAGTGAATCTATCTTGATCTGTGTTATTAACTCTGCTACCATGTTCTAACCAAGATGGAAAGATAATCAAATGATTATTCTTAAGTGCAACATCATGCTCATAATTTGTATATGGAGTTTGTGCTAAATGTGTCTCACACATTTTATATGGAGTTAATGGTGAGATTAAATACAAGTTACCATGATCTCCTTCTGGTAAGTCCCAATAAAATGCACCACTAAGTACACTTCCCTCATGTCTATGTCTGTGAGTAAATCCACCTTTAGGAAGTATATTGTACCACGAACCGCTCAACATAGTATCCCAATATCCAGACTTCCTACAATAATCATCTAGGCAATCTTGAAATGCAAATAACATTGGATGTGCAACTTCATCCTGTAATGGATCCCAACCACCATGAGAACTAACACCATTAACTGCTAATGAGTGTGGGTTATTCTTACCATTGTTTTTAATATGATCTGTAAAGTCTTTGAGGTTTGGGTGAGTAGAGAGATCATATTCTTCTACTAATGTTGGAAATAAATTCATACTTACAAATAAACAAAGTTACCTACTATTCTACGATTAGCATTTGTACATGTTGTCCCACCATGCTTATATCTGTTTGGAAATATTATAACTCTATTCGCCTTACTCTCCACTCTAGCACCATCTTCAAAATATGTATAACCATCATTGTCATTCATGTATAGGATACAGATATTAAGATCAACTGGTTTATCATCCTGATCTATTACATCATAATGTAATGGTGATTGTACAATCCCTGATGTCTTAGATGTAGCATTAAACTTTACTCTTGTTAATCCCAATGGACTCAGTTGTGATACCACTGGTCTTACATGTTCCCAATAATCCGAACAAGGTTCGCAAGAATCGTAGAACATATGAGAGTATTGAGGACACCCATCATAATCAATGGTACTATCACTATGAAACCAAGGCAATCTCTCACCCAAGAGAAACTCTTGAAGTTTTAAGAATATATCCTCAGGCAAGAAGTTATCATATAGAGTCACACATTGATCCATCACTCTATATTAATCCCTTCTGACCTTAATGTCAAGGACATCCATTGCCTTACTCATATATTCAGAGGTATCGACAGTGGCATCTATTTGTTTTTTGTCGTGGTCATCACGATGTTTAAGATAGTTTTGATCGGGTCTCTTAGTTGGATCCAATATTATACTATCAATCTGTTTTACTATCTCCTTCATTACCCTTCTCACTTTCTATTACTTGTAACATTTCCAAAGCACCTTGTACTTTAAGAAACTCTTCCTTCTTTAATTCAAATTGTTTCTGTAACTCTACAATTTCTCTTTGGAGTACTTCTGCTCTCTGAGATAGAGTCTCTTTGTGGTTAGTCATTAAATTAATGTTCAATCATAACTATTATACCATATTTAGATCAATAAATACATGTGAGGTATAGTATCTACCGTAAATGACTCTGGAAACCAACTATTCAGCAATTGAAGAACAAAAAGAAAATGAGATGGAGGCAAATCCAGATCTTTACAACGGTTCATTCACTTATGCTCACTATACTACTGGACAAGATACTCATCTGTACAAGAGTTTATCTACTGTTGGTGATTTCTATTGCAAAATATGGTATCGTAATGAAGAGTTTGATGATGATAGAGTAAATGGTGAAAGGAATGTTATAATCGTTGGTACTCCAGAGGGTGATCCATTTATAGGGGATGCTGAAACGATTCACAGATACCTTGACATGCCAGGATCAGTATTTGTTAATGCACAATATAGACAACAACTAACTGACTTAACCTATTCCAACAGGGATCTCAAGGATTGTGTTAAATTCCTCTCTGCATGTATAGGTAAGTATAATGGTAATAAAGATACAATCAAACTTGTAGATACTAATAATAATGAACTAACATATAGTATGGTGTATGATGAAGAAGCACTAACTTTAGAAGTTACTGATTCAGATGCACCACTAACATTAACGGATACATTCCCCAACACAATGTCTGAGGATGCTCCTATTAAACAGTTTGGAACTAATATCGCTGGTGAAGCATCAGCAATGGATGGTGCTGTAAATAAGATTTACAATACCGTTCTGGGTAGTGGTCCTATTGGTTTTGATAACATAAAAGGTGACTTCCAAAGTGGAGATAACTCTATCAGTCAGTATTATAGAGGTGGTAATAATATTGGTAATATATCTCAGAATAATAATATACCCACTAGTGGAACAATAAGTTGGTCAAATTTCCGTAACGCATGTAATAAGATTGAAGCAAACTGTTCAGGAAACTTCGATCACTTAGAAGCACGTTGGGAGATATATGGAAACGATGAATGGGTTGCCAAAACAAATAAGACTGTTATATTAAGTGGTCACTGTGGTACTAGAGATCAGAATCAACCTGCTATTAGATTCAATAACTCTGGTGGTGGTAATACAATAGAATTTAGAATTATTGCTTCAGGACGTGTATATGGTTGGGCAGGATCACCAGCGGGATATAACTTAAGTCAGGGGCCTGTAGATGGTAGTGGTACTCTGACTAATGGAGGTCCAGGCGGTTATGCAATACACCTCGCATCATCCATCAAAATTGGTGGAGAATGGGCAGGTTCGATCAAAGGTGGAGGTGGCGGCGGAGGAAAAGGCGGTCAAGGTGGTCAAGGTGGTTGTGGAGGACACGGCGGTTCTCGAAGATGTAATGGTTCATTCTGTTGGAACACGAAGAGAGTGTGTCACAGAAATGGTGGTCAAGGTGGATCAGGTGGATCAGGTGGTCGAGGCGGATGGGGTTATGGATATAGTTGGGATGCCGCAAGTGGATGGTGGGTTAATATTCAGGGTACTCACTTACCTGCTCCTTCTGGTGGTCAAGGTGGATCAGGAGGTAGTAGTCGTGGAGGTGGATCAGGAGGAACTGGAGGAAGAGGAGGAAATGGTGGAGGATATGAGGGGCCTGGATTTAGCGGAGATACTGGTAGTAAGGGTAATAATGGTGGTAATGACGAACATGGATGTGGTTTTCCCTGTGGTAAATCAGGATCCAACGGTTCAGGTGGAACTCCAGGCGGTAGTCCCAATGGCAAATATACTACAAGTCATACAGGTGGAAGATATCAGTAACTATAGTTAAGATCGCCTTGACGCTTAAAGATAGTTGGTTGTTGTCCATTCTTTGCACCAGAGAATCCATATAACAATTCAGTCGTCAATCCATCCTTTGATGCTTTAACTACAACATCACCAAAGGTTGCTTTGATGTTTTCGCATTGTTCCCATACTTCTAACTGTTCTATCCAATCATCACTGATCCAACTATAATCCCTACTGTCATTAATAATAATACCTTTACCATCATTATATGATGATTGATATGAATTAAATACTGGGAAATCATCCATTGGTTGAGTACCATGTGGAGCATAATAATTATATGATGTTCCCATTTCAAATGAGAATTCCTTCTTCAATCCATCAGCGTCAAACTCAACATATGGAGTCAATATACTGTTTGGTGACTCTACTTGTGTTATACCTAATGTATTAAACATTTGTTGAGAGTTCTTATAAGCATGACTATTCTTAGAACCACATACTTTATCAAGTATTCCTTCTACCTCTGAACTAACCCACGCTTCTTCATTCTTATTCAATCCCAACTTTATAGACTTAAGTTTTTTACTTATCCATAGAGTACCGAAACTCCAGTCATGTCTATCGGTCTCAATATTATCAAGTATCTCTAAGTATTCTCTTAACGCTTGTGTATTAGTATTACCAGTAACAGTAGAAGCAAGTTGGCATAGTGCATCAATACTTGGTTTCAATACTGGAGGTTCATCCTCAAAATGCACCAACTCCCATTCTGGAGTGGATGGATCGTCAGCATCAAACCATAATGCTTTAGTACCATCAAGATACTTGAAGAGAGTACAATCTAATACTGTTCCATCAAATAATGTATACTGAGGTATTCCAGTTGGTACAAAGAATAGAAAAGCATACTTAGGTTTATCTACTTCAACTCCTGCCTTTATACTCTTTTTGAAATATACTCCTGAATCTCTACGTTTAGTATTAGGTTGATCCCATCCCAATTGAAACAATGCTGGATTAGCATCAACAATACTCCTGATATTTGACACATCAGTGTCATTCACCAGTTTTGGATGACGATTAGCGTCTTTAGATATACTATCAAAATCTACTGTCATGTTTTAACTCCAGTCTTGTCCTTTTTGATACGAAAACCATACAATAACAGAGTATCTAGTACCCTTAGTCACTGGTTTGACTTCATGTGGATATAATAAGTTACTTGGATATACATGTATAGAATTACTATGTTTATCTAAGTTAGTATCACCCCAGAAGCAAATCTCACCACCTTCATAGTTATCATTAATATTATATGATGCAGTTACAGAACCAGCATCACCATCAGCATCCGTATGAATAGATAGGTATCCACTCTCAGGATATTTACATAACCAGTATCCTGAGTATTTATCATACTCTGGAGAATCTGGTGGATTAATCACAGAATAGTCTTTATATATCTTAGGCATAACTCTCATCATTGCTCTATGAATTAGACCATATATCTCACCATCATCCTCTGATAGTAACTTATGTGACCTATATCCATGCAAATTATATAAATTATCCTCTCTACAATTATCATACTCAGGCCACTCAAATGAGTCGCATAAGTCTAACAACTTTTTATGACTCTCTTGGGGCAATACGTCCTGATAGTTAAATATGTAATCAATTAACTGGCGTGAAGACTTCATCATCTGGTGGGTTAATAAAATATTCCTGATTCACAAAACCAGAAATGCTAAATCTTGGTTCTTTTGGTTCATTAAACATATCATTTTTAATGATAGGATGATGCCAAAGATAAGCAGGATATAATATCATTCTATTGTACTTCATAGGTACATGATGATACTCTTCATAAGCATCTTCAATAAATCCAGAGTCTAATGTAACCTCTTCTAGTCTCTTCTTCCTATCAAATTCATATCTCCATTCTTTAAGATTCCAATACTCTTCTGTTCTCTTATATGAATTATCAACATATTCCATATTAGTTTCACCAGTAGATTCATGTTTAAAGAATGAAGTACCACCAACACAATCTTCCTCTTTATTCAAATAAAGAACATAAGCAAACATTGCATTATCAATATGTGGTTGAGTACTAACTCTAGGACATTTCATCCCACCACGAACTACATTAACTTGATCTGTTATATCAAGATCATTTGGATTACCTACTACACCTTTAAAATCACTAAAATTATTAATAAACCAAGCAACCAAGGTGTGCAATTCCTGTAATAATATGGAACATGCACCTTGATTGCCTGGAAATACTACCGTCTCGTGAATTATCTTCTCAAGAGGAGTCTTTTTTATTATATTCTCTACAAATAGGTCGGGATTATCAAGGACATTATCAACTACAACGATAGGGTGATTGTCCCTTTCACCAATCCTACGGTTTTGGTATTTGATATTGTCCGATACTTTAATCCACGATTCATCAATGTAATTCATTCAATAATCCCATTTTTTAATATTTATTTGGGTTTGTAGATCCTCTCAACCTTATTAGATTTTAGATCATCTATCTCATCTTTGAGTTCCTTGATCGCCTCAATTAATAGAGGAACAAGTTTCTCATACTGTACTGTTAGATAGTTCTCATCAGTAGGAGCAGGTCTAACTGCCTCTGGTAGAACATCCTGTACTGCCTGTGCAGATACACCAGCAAATCTTCTGTTACCAGATCCACCTAATAATTTCTTACCTATCTCATTATGAGTATAAGTGAATCCACTCAAGGAACATACCTTAGCAACTGCGTTGTCAATCTGTTGGATACTTGTCTTAAGTCTAATATCAGAAGCAAATGCAGTAATATCGCCTGGAACTGAAAGATTCTGTCCGCTGGAGATCTTAAAGGAGTTATTATAGTCAATATTGTTTGCTGAAGACCAGTATGGAATTGCCCATGAACTACCACCAGAAAGGTTTGTTGCTACCTGTGCAGTAGCAGCATTAACCTGTGCAGTACCAGCAGCAGTGAATGTACCATTACACTCAAAGTCTTTAACAGTCAGTTTAGTACCATTAAACTGCATGTTACTACTTGTAGTAGTATTATTCTGACTAGAGTTGTAAAGAACCTGACCAGAAGCACCCTTACAGTCATCTGCAAGACCAGCAGCATCTGCCTTACCTTCAAAGTCTGCACAAATTACCTTAGTACCAACTGTCAATGTAGTTGATACATTCATTGTACCATTACAGTCAATGGCATCACCACCACCATTGTTACTGATAGTTAATCCACCATTACCACTCAATGAACCACCATTAAAGGCGTTCGCAACAATAATATTTGCCTTGAAACTACCAGCAGCGTCTCTTGCAACAATACTTGCTGCGTTTTGAGTATTTGCCTCTGCGTTCATTCCATCGAGGAGATCGGCATTAAGGTTAGCAACCTTCTTCGGAGAAGCAACAACGAATGGAGCAACATTACTACCAAAGGATGCAGTAGATTCAAACTGATAAGACTTAATATTACCAGTAGCACCTGCATCAATAACCATAGACTTATTAGATCCAGCAGATAGTTGGGTAACAATACCAACATCAGAGTAGATCTTAGGAGAACAAACACCGTCTCCACCAGTCTTCATGTTGATCCTCTCCATCGTCATGGCATAACCAGTCAGAGAGGTAACAATACCAGAGTTAAGATTAACTCTTATTTCAGGTTGTCCTGAACCTGCATTACCACGACCACCAATGTATTGTGACTTAATAGCAGTAACAACACCAGAATTGATGTACATGTCAGGACCATAAAGGTCATCAGTGAAGTGCAAGTCAGTTGCAGTAACAGCAGTACCTGATATGTTTTCAGACCAAATATTGGTAGAGGTTAGGTTAGTAACAATACCAGCAAGACCATATAACTGAGGTGTAATGATATGATTGGTTATTCTTACCTGAGTTGCAATACCTGTGTAGATATTAGTCTCATTTACATAAGATGTACCAACATGTGCCAATGTAGTGATACCTACATCACTATAGTTTCTAGAGATGGATGCGTCAGTTGCCTTAAAGTCAGTAACAATACCATTAGTTGCATATAGATTCTTAGGTACTGTAAGTGTCTCAGCATATGCAGTTCTTGCTTCAAACTTATTAACAGTAATAGAACCAACACCAACTGTTATATCACCAACTTGAAGATGTCCAGCAAATGTACTGATTCCTGCCCATGTGGAATGCCATGAAGACTCTGCCTTAATATGTGCAGCAGGTTTGAAGGATACGTAAGTACCAACAACCTCCATGTTGTTCATTCTGGCAGTACCACCTTCATCTACGATGGTGTAGTAACCGTATGTTTCCCAAGGAATACCCTGTGGTGAAATACCACCAGTAGTATTATATCCCCAAAGATCAATTACCTTCTTAACAACCAAGGTGTCATAAGACACACCAGCAAATGACTGATTAGATGCAAAGGTAACAATACCTGATACAAACAGGTCTTTAACCTTAACAACACCATTAACTTCTAGTGAATCCTTAAAGTTGAATACACCAACATTAGACTGACCAATACCAATCTGATCTACCTTGAGGAAGTTCCTATCTCTTTCTTGTGAGATTACACCAAACCTTCTCCACTCACCTTCTGCATATATGTGTCCTAAGTATCCACCAGCATCGGGGATACCAACAAGTGACAAATCACCAGATCTCTTAGTTCCTGTAGGAGTAGAAATACCAACTGTAATTAATTTACCCTGTGGTGCATCACCTCTCAGATACATGTTGATTGCTTCAACACCCTCAGTAGAGTTACTTGTTAGTTTCTCAGTGAAATTAACAGGACCATAGAACTGTGATGTTCTATTGTTGTTGTCTCCACCCTCAACTGTGATTGATTCTCTAACAAGAACTTCATCAAATACACCAGATACTCTCTTAGTAGATTCTGCCTCAGCATCATCACCAGTGTATGAGAATACAGGTGCCTCAATGACTTCTTCCTCACCAGTAATAGAGGATAATCTCTTATATCCAGTGTAGAAGTCACCAGAGTCGTTCATACCAGTATAAACAACAGTACCACCGTCTAGTTCTTTCTTCTGAGCGGCAAGTGTTTCTGTATCAGATAGGACTCTATCTTGTTTCTGTGGTAATGAAGTTGAATAGTTACCTGAACCATATCCAAGGTACTCAAAGGTATGACCAGATGCACGAAGAATAGATGGTCTGCGAAGTTCCATCGGTAGAACATCAATCTTCTTGATTGTAGTTCCTACAACAGCATTAGATGCAAGAGTACCAAACTGACCACGAAGGATCTTGTTAATATTACTATTAACGAATCTGACAATCTCACCATTAACCATACAGTAATCACCACGTTTGAATCCAGCGATTCCTGTCAAAGTAATAGCAGTATCAGTAGATGTCAGTGGAGCATCAATTGTAGTAGAGATACCTGCATAGAAGTATGTTGCTCTACCTGCAAGATTATTCTCACCTAAACCTAATGTCTTAGCATTTGCACTGATACCTGTTCCGAATAGTCTTGCATCAGTAATTGAATATGAAGTATCAATACCAGCAGTAATAATACCAACATTACATACAATACTCCTTAAAGGAATAGCAGACTCAACATCATCAACAACTAGAAGTCTATCTTCAAATAATGGGTTCTTAGTTCCCCAAATCGTAAATACATTACCAGAAACCAATGTGTGGTTCTTATCTACTCTAATAGTTGCAATACCAGATGAACGATCTACATCAATCCATGTAACACCAGTACCAACGTTTGCAAGAGTATATGTTGCCTGTCTTCTATCATCTCTACCTGTAAAGTAAGGTGCTAGAGTTCTTGATGTTCCAATCTCAACAGAAACAGTCCTTGCAGTTGGGACATCTACAATTTTAAATGTACCATTCAACTCAGGAGTCTCAAATCCCTGTAATGTTAAACCATCACCCTGATTATTAAAGATTGAAGTAACAGAAACTACACCAGCGACTGTTGGATTACCTGCTGGGAAAGCAGATACAGTCATGGTGTTACCTACACCATAAGTACAACCACCATCAATAAGTTCTACTCCAGTAATAGTACCAGCAGCAGAAACAGTAACCTCTGCAGCAGCATTCTTACCAGATAGTGCATTATTCTCAAGGTCTGCAGCATATATTACTGTTGCAATACCAGATCCGTTATTATATCCAGAGCCTGGAGTGATTAACTCTACTGATTTAATAGTATTCAGTCTATGCTCTACATCAGTATAAAGAGTAATAGTAGTATTACCCGTACCAGTAATAACTGCACCCGTTACAGCGAAACCTACCTGCTGTCCTTGCATGAAGTAGGATAGTGCCTCACGAGTAACTGAGTTCTTCTTGTCATTAGTAACAACTTCACCAACAACAGATGCACTTGAGTGTGTAATTGCAGGTTGTGGATCAGACTCGTAGTTATCTCTATCCTGTTGTGGATATAGGTTCCTTACGTCCTGAGAGAAAGACTTCATGGATACACCATATCCAAGGTCTTTGTCCAGTGGAATTGACCCACAAACGACGGTTAGGTTATATACCCCGTCTTGTCCAGATGTGCCTGGAACGTGCGGTCTAGACTCTTGTACCCTATACACAGAGAACGTATCAGCAGACTTAGATCTCTGTACTGTAGGCAGTGCATCAATCTGTTGTTGAGTAGTTCTTTGGTTGACCTGACTCTTAAATGCGCCAGGATCAGTTGATATACCAGCAACAGTAAATGACTTTGCAGTTGGAATAGTAGCAATGACATGTTCGCCATTATATCCTAGACCATATACACCAGTACTATTATTGACACTATCAACACCTTTAATATCTACTAAGTCACCTATCTGTAACCTATGTTGTTTCTCAGTAGTGAATGTAAGAGTCTGTGATCCAAATGTAGCATTCTTAAGAATCTTAACGTTCTTGAGTTGAGTTGGGTTACTCAAATCAGCACTCAAATAAGATGCACTACTTACACCAACAGTCTTAGATTCTTGTAGAATGAAACCAGGCTTAGGAGCACGAGCATTAGTATGTTCTTTAGGTAGAACATATCTCATTCTATAGAGTCTATCCAATAAGGATCTATTATCTACTCTACGTTTGATGTATGTTGTACCAGTTTCTGATCCAATAACACCCAGACCAATTGTATTAAGTGCAGGGAAGATTGTATTATAAGTTGTACTTGGGTGACCAAGAATATACCAGTTACTATTGGCAGCATCCCATTGAACTGGATGGCCTGGGTCGCCTGGGTTCTTATCACTAACTGTAGATCTAACTATTAATTTACCACCATTGTTAGAAAGTCCAGTTATAGGTCTCCTAGAAGCAGCATCGTTAAATGTAGATGCCAACTGGATTCTATCAGCAGCAAGGTTACCACCAGCAATGGCATAATATACCTTATCATTTACAATACCATTTGGAGTCTCACCAGTGTTACTAAAGACTCTAATTTTCTCACCATTAACTAACTGATGATTAGCAGTAAATTGAAGTACGTTAGAAATAATGGCATTAACACCAGAGTTTCTGATAACTTGATACTCCTTCTTATATGATGTACCAATACCACTAGGAACCTGCATGAGAATTGGAGTCTCATATGTTTCCTGTACTGCCTGACCAGATAAAGTATTGACCAAACTTAGATATAATGTCTCTCCTTTTCTTGCACCAATACTGAATGAATCCACCTCTGCTGGTGGTACAATATCAATACTATTGTAACTATTAAGATATAATCTATCTGTTACACCAATACCAATAGTTTTTGCAACATCAAGAGTCAACCAAGATGATGTACTCTCTTCATTCTGGAGTTCTCTTGGTGGAATAATATGTGTAATATAACCAACATCGTCTCTATCAAATGCACTTGGTCTAAATCCTGATGCTTCAAGAGCAGTCTGACCAAAGTTACTGTTAGAGTTAGTAATAGATGCGTCACCACCTCTCTCTGCATGGAAGTGACGAGCATATGCAATAGCGAAAACAGACACCAACTGAACAACAGCGTTGTTCCTAACTCTCATGTGAGATGTCTCATATGATGGCTTATAGATTGCCCTTGAGTTGGAGTGTAGTGGTTTGTCTGACTCAGATACAGTAGTAGTATCGTTAAAGATTGCAGTTGAAGGATTATATAATACGAAAGCATTATCATCCTTCTGGATTGAGATACCAGTGAACTGGGCACAAACCATAGATTTGAAACCAGTTGCCTTGTCTCCATCACAATCCAAACCATTCATACCATAAACTGATCTCAATGAACAGTTAAAGACATATGGAGATGCAGATCCTACAGTATCAGGTTCAACTATAACAGATGAGTTCTGAATTTCTTGTGCGGTAGGTAGTGCATTGCCAGGTGTGGCAGGAGTAACAAACCTAAACTCAGTATCACTAAGTACCTCATCAACTAAGAAAGAACCATTATATGAATTAATAGCAGTAGTAATACCAGCAATTAAGACAGGAGTATCCTTGAATAATCCATGATTTCTATCAGTATCAACAGTAATTATACTTGTAGGTGTATTACCGTCACCAGCCTTAATAGAAGTAATACCAACAGGGTCAGCAGCAAGGTCACCAACAATTCTAAACTCATCTACGTTAGGTTCAAAGTCAGTAAATGTTGGGTAATCACCAAGAGGACGACCAGATGAATCTCCATAGGCTTTTGCAACCTTGAAGTAATACATATCAAGGTCAGTAAGCTGACTGTCTGTGCCATTAATAAGCACATTATTCATACCATCAGCAAACGTAAATGTCGCTAATTTATGGTGTGAGTATGTAGGTGTCTTAGTATTACTATCATAGTCATAATATGCAACCTTACTAATATCAGCATCAAAAATGGTGAAAGCAGTAAAGTAACAAGTACCAGTTACACGAAGTACTCCAGAGTACTGCATGTTATCATCTTCTGGATCTGGTACATATAATGGTCTTAGTTTTGTTTTACGAAGGTCAAAACCAATAATAGATGTACCCCTAGGTAGGATAGCACCACCTTCAGTAGAGTTATACTTATATAATTCGTTATTAGGATCTAATACATCAAAGTTAGTTTCATTTGTAAATTGACTAAGTGTTGATGCCTGCCATGCTGCGTTCTTTCTTACTTTATATTCTGCCGTTCCACTATTATTTGTTACAGTAAGCCCAGGCCTGTTATCAATATAATGTACGCCTGGATATGCAAGTATAGTTGTTCTGTCTATCTTATCGTTATTCTGACCACTCTGATATGAAAATCTTGCCGCTTCAATCAGTGCCCTCTGTATCGTTTTAAAAGGACGAGTTTGTGAATTACCTCTGTTCTCGATACTATCAGTAGCATCAAAATCACTGGGATTAACATATAGAATGTTACCTTCAGCATTCTTCAGAAAGTTTTCTAATCTTGATAGAGGCATTGACCTTCAACCTATAGGATTTCTTCTAACCTATTTAGACACTCAAAGAAAGAGAACCTGTGCAACCCTAGGATATTCGTTAAACCACCCTAGTTTAAGTTCAGCAGAGTGCAACACATCAGTAGGATACAGAACTGCACGATTATATTTCATTTCAAGTAAGTATTCTCTCTTAAACTTCTCATCCATAATGGATTGTATAGTGTCATAAGACTCATTCCTAACCTGATACAAGTATGGATCTAAACTCTCACTAATGGTCATCTGACCACCATAACTCCACATACTTGTACCACCATTACACTCATGTGGTGAATTTAAATATATTACTACACCAAATTGGTTGGGATATGTATTCTTTTCATATGTATCTTGATGTGGTATGAGTCCAACAGGATTACTCTTTATACTATCATCCGTAATGAAATTGCACATATATGAGGCACTACCCCATGATTCTTCATACTTATCTCTATCAGTAGGTCTTCCCCATATATCCTCATCAAAACACAGTTCATCAAATATTGGTTTAACATTCCATATTTCAGTAGTATCCAAATATACTCTATTTCCAGGCATACCACCACTTATTGGAAGATTACCTTGACCACGAATGGAACGAACCTCATCTGGATTCTGATAGAAATTATCAATAATAACAGCAGATCTCTTATCTATTCCAATATCACCTACAACAGTAATATCCAATACATCACTTAATTCAAACATCACATGTATAATGTCTGTGTCATACGAGGGGTGTCAGGGTGTCTAAACCATCCCTTCTGTAGTTCTGGACAACTCAACAACTGTGTTTTATATAATATCGCCCTATTAAATTCCATAGGGAAAGCATGTTCAACCTTCCAAGCAAAAGAAGACTTCAATTGCATGTTCATATTATCAAAATCCTTCTCATCCTGCCACTTATCCAAGTTAGGTTTAGCTATAGTCATACTTCCAAGGAAACTGTATAGATCCGTACCACCCTTTTGTTCTTCTCCCTTATTCAAATATACCTCAAGTCTAAACTGGAATGGTGAAGGTATATGTGGATAACTACTCTGTGAAGGCATTATCTTCAGAGGTTCATCAAGAAAATCCTTCTCAGTAATATACTCACACATAAAAGAAGCCCTATCCCATACTTGACCGTATGGATATGGGTCAGTCTCAATACCCCAGAATTCCTTATCAAAACATACTTGATCAAATAATGGTCTTAAATTCTTTTGTAGATCTTGAATCTCCAATGCATGTTCTGGTTTATTAGGATTTACTAAACCTTCACGTTTCTTCAATGCTAATCTACGAACAGATTCTGGATCCTTATAAAAATGATCAAAAAGCATCACCCTGTTATTATCAGCTCCTATATTGGTTATAGCAACAATATCAAGTTTATCGTTATCTAATTCAAACATTTTCTAATACTTAATGAAGAGGGGGCATTCCACCCCCAAGGATCAGTTGGTTAACAAGGTTGATCTAAACCCCGATTGCCCCTTAGGCAGTAGCGAGTTCGCTAGTGCGGGCAAATTCTCTCGTGAGAACACGAGAGAATGCTACGATGTTATTCGCAGCGGTGTCGATGTCTTTAGCATCTGTGTTTTGCTTATCCAAGCAGGTTTCAGTCATGTCCCGTATACCCTGTCGAAACCTTGGCACCCCCTTGCAAAGGTGGAGGTGAGGGGAGTCGAACCCCTGTCCAGAATGTCGATTACACCACCTACATGACTTTTTAAGTCATTCATCAGGACTTTTTAACAGGTTTTTCAGTTAATTGTGGTTTACCAGTCTGTTTGGCAATAAATGCAGCAAGTTCTGGAGTCTCTTCCCACTCCCATGTCTCCTCACGACCTTTCTTATCAGTCTTTGTGAATGTTCTCTTAACCATCATTTTTCTCCAATAATAATTGATTAACTTGGGACTCAAGTAAAGCAACTGTCTGTTGCATTTCCCTAAAATCATCACTAAGTCTTTTAATCTGAGAGTGATGATCTGAGATTGCCTGACCAAATGCATCTATGTTTTTGAGAAGCAACTCATTTCCGTAAGGTGTGTCTTCAGTCATTTTCCTTCCTATTCATTCTAATAGTACCCTCTGGTTCTGGGGTTAGGTATTTCATGTATATATTACCAGAAATAGTAGTCCCTACCTGACCAGAATTAACACTATGCATTAAAAAGGATGGGAATATAATTATATCACCTTTTTTAAGATCTGGTTTATAATCCAGAGGAAATGCACCATGACAATTACCCAACTGATTTTGAATCAAACCCATAGAAGGATTAAAGAAAGATGTTCTTGATCTTTCTACAGTCTCATATACAATAAAACTCCACTGAGAGTTAGGATGTATATGCGGATCCTGATAATCATGCTCACCGTATCTATTTCTCCATACATGTCCAATATTGGGATCATTACCCATTAATCCCAAAGGACCTAGGTTTCTACCAATAACTTCTCCTAGATGTTCCCAGACTGCTGGAGTCAATTCTAGTTTAGTATTGAAAGTTGTCTTGAGACCAGAATCCCATGTGGGTTGTAAATCCTCTGGTGGTTCTTCTGCTATCTTAAAAATATCCAGATCAACCTTATCTTCAAAGATTGGAATACTAAAAATTTGTTTTAAATTAGGGGCAGGTTCATTCATTTTCTAGCGGGCAAAGGGTTCTTTCTCATGAATTTGTATATCAAACTGGTTCTTAAACCACGATATGTTTCGTTTGGTGGATTACCGTGATGTTCTATATTACCCTTGAATAATATAATTCGGCCAGGTGCAGGATCTACTCCTTGCCATTCACCATTTAGTTTAGCCATTAACTGACCACCCCACTCTGATTGCCAATGCTTATTAGCATAGTAACCAAAACTTATTCCATTATCACACTCACAATCCCTATGTGGAGTGGTATTGTGGATATATTGTTGTCCATTGATTAGTATCTCACCCAGTTCTAAGTCAATATTCATTGTACCAAGTACGGCACCTGCAATCATCTCAAAACAACTGTCTTTTGCAATTTCTGACTTAGGTGGGAATATGGATTGTTTTAAAGCACCAACTTCAGGCCATTCAGGATCTGCTCCTATATCACGACCATCTGTTGGATACCCACTAGTATGTCCATAGTACCAACCATAACTGCTCATTATAAGATTATCAACGTAGTTAATAAACCAATGTGGAAATAGGTTATCAACAATATAAATTTCATCCTTGGATAGGTCATAGTTAGACCAATCTAAGAATTCCTTATTTGCATCAATGTGGATCATAGTCTTATTTTAATACCTTATTCAGGAGTTGTCAATACCCACTCCAGGCCAGTCAAAGTCATCAACCTGATCAGCTCTGAGTGCTAAATTCTTTCTGTCCTCATTTATATATCCGATACCCTGTAACATTGACCATGCTTGAGTTTCATCATCGTTTCGTATTTCTCTCAAAGCAGATGCTCCACCAATATAATGATTGATCTTAGGAACTTCAGTATTAATTAATTCATTCATAGTACTCTCAGCATTTGATATTGCAGTGTCATAAGTACCACAATCGCCTGGAACAGATCCTGCTGGAGGAACTTGTTTGTATCCAATACTACCTGATGTACTAGCAAAAGAAACTGTAGTTCCTTCACTAACATATACCTCTTGTCCTCCTGATCCTGCATTTTGAATATATGTCGGCCAATTAAGATCACCTACCCAATACTCTGCATAATGTGCTCCAACTGCTGGTTCTGGATCTTGTTGTACTTCATGCCATTGTGCAACAACATTTGGATCCTTATTGTTAATGAGTACTAATTTATGTCCTCTACCAATCTGATTACTCTTTAGAATACCTATCTCCACTGGATCTATAGGATTCTTAGTAGCATCAAAAACAAGGTCACTATTATCTGGACCACGAACAACCAAGAAAGAACTGTATGCAGCACCAACAGATGTTGTTGTACTCAAGAATAAAGCACAGTATGTAGATACTATACCAACATTGAATGTATATCCAGTTGTTGCAGCAATACTTGCGGTGACTGTCTTGTTGAGAGTCATGAAATCGTATGTGACTGATACTCCAGTCGTAATACCATTTGCATCAACCACTGTCTTAATTCCTACAGCAGTTCCAAACCCTGTTATCCTTGCTCCATTTGGTAGAACTCCACCAGTACTACCCGTATCAATACCTGTAGTATCCTTGTCATAAACATAGTCTCCTATATTAGAATGAGTGAAGATTCCAACATTCTTATCACCATATATCTTATTGTCACTGGATGTACAGAATCCACTTAAAGCAAATCTCCCACCAGGCCAAGATGTAGTTCCCAGTCCAACAACAGTTGGAAGGTTACCAGTTGTATAAACATAAGGATCCTCAAGAGCATCAGTTATATAATCACCAACTTTAATTGATGCATCATATCCACTAGTTCCTCCGTCAGTATTAAATCCAGTTAATTGTGGTCCTAGAACATCAAAAATTGCCATTGGGGATGTTCCGCCAGTGGTAACAGACAATATTCCAACACTAGCACTTACAATATTAGTTACTACATCAGAACCATACTCCCTATTCTTGGGGTATCTCCAATACTTTGCACCATAATATCCAATAGTACGTCTCTGATCAGCGGACTTTACTACTTTCCATGACTCATAGTTACTACCATTATTATCTTGCCAATCATTTACTTGTTTCTCCCACACCAAATCAGATCTACATCCATGTGCAACCCTTGCTTTATAAGCATTCTCTACTTGAGTAATAGCAACATTAATTGGTTGAATTAATGGAGGTATCTTACCATCCAATTTAACGATAATTTCATCATATTCATCAATGACAGCATCAGTTATCGCCAGTTGCTCTTGCATCTGATCAGCTTGAGATCCCTTCTGAGTTCTGGTATCTCTAAGTCTTTTAGCAATGTCCCTTGGTTTAGTCATTTAATCTCCGTACCTTCATACTCAATCTCCAGTTTATCAACGTCTTTCCGTTCTCCATAGACAACGAAACTACAATTTACTGGACCTCCAGCACTATTTAAAACTTTAATTTTAGTACCCCAATCAACTACCTCATAAGATAGTTCTTGATAAGATTGAATAGAAGTTAGTGTAACTGTTATTGTATCATGATCTACCAAACCTTTCCAGTATTCTGGTAAATCAATAACGTTTCCTTTTACTGTACCTCTATGATAGACACCAATCTCTGCACCCTCTATACAAGCATGTCTAAGTCTCATACCCTCTTTAGTAGGATGAGGAATATCGAATTTCTTAAACGGTGCAGCGACAGAAGCAAAAGCACCAAAACCTGAAAATATCTTTGCACAAGTAATATTACCAGCAACTGCAAGTAATCCCTGAATAGTAACAAACCCAGAGACATTCAAATTACCATTCTGTTGTGCTATTGCATTACCAACAGACAATGCATTTTTAATCTCAATACCATTCTTAAGACTCAAAGCATTCTTAATGGTAGTACCAAGTTTGGTACATAATCCCATAAAGGTACTAACTGCAATGACATTAACTACACCATGAAAGTTAGCAATACCATCACACCTAAGTGATAATGGTGCAGATATACCAATAGGAGGACCAATCATCACTGTGGCAGTAGGGATGCCAGGCGAAATTGCAGTACCAAAGTAACAGGGACCATTAGCAACTAATGTGCCTGGAAATAATCTACTAGTAACAGATAGAAATGACATGTCCAAGGCGCCAATGACGACCTTATCACCTGCCATTACTATAGATGCGGTAAGTGCCATTATAAGAAGTCCTTAAATTTATCCAACCATTTCATAATGGAACCCATAAATGATCCTTGGAAGATATCAGTCTGTGTTCCTACTTCAGTAGCTACACCACCAGTCGTTTCAACAAACTGAGCAGCCATACTTAAATTATTTGCTCCAAGAATATTAACATTAGTTCCTTTTAGATGAACAATAGGACTATCAAGTTGAATATGTTTTGTACTCTTTAATGTTACCTCACCATCTCCACCAGTGGATTGCAATCTTACATTTCTTCCCTTAAGTATAACATCACCATCTTGAGCCTCTATCAATATATGACCAGAACCAGCAGCAATTATCTTAGAAAAACCATCTTGTGAATTGCCATCATCCTTGGAGGTGGCACCTCTGATACCACACATTTCATATGATGTACCCAGAACTACTTGTTTATAGTATCCATGTTGATAATATTGGAACCCCTGAATGTTATCAGTAAACATTGATAGGTCAATAATAAATCCCTTCATATCACCTTCAGGGATTTTGATACCAGAAGCTATCCTAAAGCCAGGATAATTAGCAACATATTCTTTGGTATCTACCTTTTGTGGTTCGTTTTCTGCCATTATTCTCTAATAACCTCCTTACCAACACAATCAATGACATTAATAACAAGAGCCCTTCCATCAGGACCATAGAGTCTGTTTCCATTCTCATCGTATTGATTTGGTTTCTCACCAATATCCTGTACGAAGTCTGGAGCATATGATATGATCGGTAACAACTCAGCACCTCTACCATTTCTTGTATCTATTGTCACGTCTGGAATTATCTTATGTTTATCAGAACAATTGATATTCTTAACTCCAACAATAGATCCAGCAGGAGTAGTAACTAAATCGAAGGTACATTGACCAACTTGGCCACCATCACCATCAGTATATCCAATTCCAGGCCTATATGGAACAATATCAGTAACTATACCAACAGGTTCGCTTCCTATACCAGCAACACCTCTTGTAGTCCAGTTATATGTATCTGTATTTGCGATTCCTGCAAAAATATTACCAGCTAAATCCTCCAATGCGCCAGGAGTTATAGTAAGATGATACTCTGTATTATGTTTCAAGTCAACTTCTGGATCTATCTTAATTATAGCTGCGGATAAGAATGATATTCTACTATCAGTAATAGGTATAGTCTCATGAACAGCATTACTAGCAGATTCTACAATCGTTAGATCACCAGATCCCCTAACAATGGATTCATTAAATGTGACTGATAGAGACACAGAAGTCTGAACACCTACTGCATTATCAGAAGGAGTTGTAAAGGTAATAAATGGTGATTCATCATCAATAGGTTCTTCTGTAACAGGGAATTTAGGAGGTATAATACCATTAGTCTGACAATATCCACCTCCACCACGAACCATAAAGACTTGAACTATTCTTCCCTTATCATCAATCCTTGCCCTAGCAATAGCTCCACCACCATGTCTAGTCTTATCAATAATACTAATTGTTGGAGTTACTTCATAACCAAGACCAGGCTGAGCTACAACTATGGTTAAAATACTACCATCTATAGCAGATACAACTGGTATCAACTCTGCCTTCTTAAGAGGATCACCAAATACTGCTACTTTTGGTGGAACACACTTAGGATAAGTAAATCCTGGCGGAATGGAATCTCCCAAATCATCTTGATTCTTAGGATTATTAGTCCTCTCATTACAATCAAACCATTGATCAAGATCACCACCAAGCATACTTAAGAAGGATAGACTTCCATCTCCAGCAGCAAAATCTAAATTATTAACAAAATCAAGATTGTCAAGAACACTGGACATCTTACCAGCACTCTTGGTAGATAATCCCCATCCCTGTGTCCAATCATCATATTCCTTGCATCGTAGAGAATCGCAAGCCAAGAAACTCAAGATCATATTCATATAAGAAGTTATCTTACTGAATAGACTGGTAACATTATTAAGTATTCCCGATAACCAATCTAATCCGTCTAGAATTGGTTTTAGTAGACTGGAAATAGCACCTAATAACTTACTTAATATTGCAGAGACAGCTTGTTCAATAGCACAAACACTTGCGTTAATGGTGTTTCCAATAAGATCCTTTAGCAACCCCTTAATGAAATCCATAAGATCGAAACCAGCCTTCTCGAAGAGACAGAAAATCAAATCCATGATTCTCTTGAAGGCTTGAACGATTGGGTTCTTTTGTGGTTCTGGTACTATTAATCCAATTAAGTTACGAAATATCTTACCAAGATATTTCATTACTTTATCTCTTAGTCTTCTAATTATATTCTTAATTGCCCCAAGAATTAATCGTGATGCTTTACCAACAAGTCTTTCTATATCTGCAATGAAATTCTGAGCGGCATCTACATATACTCCTGCAAAACTAGTTAAAGAATTGATAGTCTTAACAAAACTACCTATGGTATGAGTTATCTCAGAAATTGCATCATCTTCACAAGCATTAGAAGCAGTATGAGGACCAAGACTTACATTGGCCATTCTTACATCGCCATCAGTTACTCTTCTTAATCCTTCCTTCCCTCCATCAGGATCTGTTGATTCTCCAGCTTGGTTATCTGCATTTTCTGTTGGGGTTGCAACTGTTTTAGCTTTCTGTAATGCTAATGTTGTTGGTCCATAAGAACCAGCATTTCTACCACTTACTGTACCAAAAGCACCAGACTCCGCCTGCTTACCCTCACTTGAGAGTTGCATAACATTAGTAGGAGACTTGGTTTTATTAACACTTCTAGCTAAAGCACCCATTATAACTGGTTGCTGTGCGTCATCACCATCCATGAAGAATCCAAAGACAGTCTCGCCACCTACCATTCTAGAACTCTCACCAAAACATGATTGTCCAGAACCAGAGGTGGCATCCACCATCACATGGGCCCAAGGAAGATCTTCATCCTTCAATTCTGCCTCATCAAAAGGATGAGACCCAATAATCCTAACCTTACACCTATAAGCCCAACCTTCTTCCAAATCAGTCGCTTTGTTCTTCCAGTGCTTAGCATCGGCAACTTTGCCGATCCACCAAACGAAACCGTCTCGACCAACATAATTGGTCGTCAACATGGACTGATCTATCATATTAATCGTCGTATACTAAACATTCTGGTTCATCTGGATGCTGATCACAGAATAGTTCTAAGCAGTTGGGATCGTGGTGATCTCCTGCTACGATCTCTTCGTGATGATGCTCCTCATATTCAATTAAATCATGAAGTTCTTCCTCAACATGTCTCCTAGTTTGAGGATTAGTTTGAGGGTTGTCAAGGATCTCTTTGTCCCTGTCGATATGTTGTTCTATAGTTTCCATAATAGTAACCTAATAATAATCAACCCATTTACTCGATACCATAAGAGTCACGAATTAGATTTAAAGATGTAGTATTAGTACCACCTGATATTTCAAAATGGTGCCTCACTGATCTAATCAAATAAAGACTACTTTGTTGAGCATCTGCTTTTTTTACATTGCCAACAGTACCGTCTGCTTTGGGCAGTTCAACGTATATTATATCACCTGCCTTGAGATTTGGGTTAATTGGTATCACTATATTTAGGGACTGTGTGAAAAGCAAGTTATATCTAGAAAAGGATTTACACATGTCGGATTTATCCCGTCCCTGTGTAGACATCTCACTGTTTTTACTTTCAGCAAAAACTGGATCCCACATTCCAGTGTCACCAATTCTACACATTATTCTAGAAGAATAATCAATAAGTTCCCTCTCATCACCTTCGCCTGGAAGAGGTATAAAATCAGCTGATGTATTAAGATTTTCTTTCTCGTCTTTCAATTCATACTGAATAGCATCTAATTGCCAATCAACTGGATCAAAGAAATACTGTAGATTATTGTATAATCCTGTTCTAAGATTCTTTTGTACATCAGTATTCTTATCAATAAAATAATGAATGATCTGTCTATCTGTTGTCTCTCTATCAGTTACACTAGTCGCAGTATATTTTGGTATCTCTTTATTGTCTGCTGATTTACTATTAGCCTTCGCAGAAAGTAATGACTCAATGGATTTAAAATTAAACCCATCTCTAGTCTCCCAAAAGAAAAATCCAGCTGTACCTCTTGCTTTTGAACCCTTACCCTTACCCTCAGTTCCAGACTTAGATTGAGATGCTGTTGATGCTTTAGGAGCTAACCAAACCAATACCTGAAAAGGTTTCTTCATGTTACCCATGAAACCATAGGTAGTAGAAGATTCTTCTATCTCATTTATTCTAGTACTATCTACCTTTAAAACGTCAGTAAGGATAGTTCTCACATGAGTACTAATACTTTGAATTTCAAATCTATTACCACACCTACTAATTTCATTATTAAAACATTCCTTAGTCTTACAAACTAAAGTAAATGACTCACTAGTTTCATCCTGTATCAAATCCCTAACAGCAGCAACATAAAGAGGAGGTGTCTTTGACTCTCCATCAAATGACAAATCCCCATAATTAGTACCAAGGACAAGATCAAGTCTCTCAAATCCCCGTATGGGTATACCACTGTAAGCACCAGCAGTAGTACTCATTTTAATATAAGCAGTTACATTAGGTGATAAGATATCCTCAAAATAATCAACAGTAACAATACCTTCCTCAATTCGGAAAGCCCTTCTATTACCAGACTGATCCAAAGATTGCTTAGGAGGATTAGATCCCTTACATGGAGTAAGAGCTGCCTTCTTTATTGTGATATTTTGTAGAGAAGACATTTATGCGTTACCTAATTTACTTAACATGAAATCTTCCATTTGAACTCCCCCACCAGCGATAATTTGCATTGGAGGGATTCCTCCTTGATTACCACCACCACTAACCACAACAGCATTCTTAGATTGAGCTGGTGTGGTCTGTGAAATAAGGTATGTATTGTTATTTACAATACCACGTTTAGTCTTATTATAAGAAGGATACTGTTCTGGAACAGTCTGAGCAACTTGCATTGGAACAACTCCACTATTTTGATCTGGTAATGTAGTTGAAACATCAGCAGGAGGTAGGGAGGAATGAGGTGGATGAGGAGGACCAGACTTGGAATCTGGGGTCAAATGGCCAACCCAAGTATGACCAGTTCCAGGCAAAATACCACTGACACCCGATGCAGTATCTGCTGTCCTTCTGACATCAATTAAAGCAACTGGAACCTTAGTACCTTCTGGTACAAATATATCTACTGATCTACCATCACCACTGTGATCATGTAGTTGAATACCTAATTTTATTAACTCAGTCATCTGTTCTCTACTCATTCCTTTTTCAAATTTCTGACCATTTTCTAATTCTGTTGGTACACCTTGTGCTACTAACTTCTCTACTATAGGGAGAACATCTTTTATAACATCATTAGCAGTACCACTAAGAGTTTGGAAATGTCCATGAACCCATCCAGCAGCTTGATTAACATTACCTGTCTCACCAAAGGTTGCACCACCAGTACTCTGAGCTAAAAGACCACCCGTACCACCAGTAGAAGATATCAATGTCTCATTAGAAGGAAAAACAGAACTTGTTGGTTGAAACGATCCAGCTGGATATCCAACTCTATCACCTATATTAACTTTATTTCCATCACGATCATAATTATCTTCGTCGTGTTTTTTATTAGGATCATTTGATCTTTCTATATAATTTAATTTAATCTTAGAAAAGTTCTCTTCATCAAGAGCCCCATCAGCACGAGGGAACCCATCTTTATCAACTGTTCTTTCAGGTTCATTCTTTTTATCAAAATCAAACCAATTAAATGTAAGAGCATCTAAAGTACCACCAGTAATTCTCTTAGTACCTTCCCACATATCTCTAGCTCTGTCACCAGACCATTCCCAGAAAGATGGTCCCATTGCTCTCATTAATATCCCACTATCGACAAGTTGTTCTAGTTCTTTTGATAACTTATAGAACTTATCAACATCCAATTTCTCCTTCTTTGTTATATTATCATGCCCATCCTTCTTCATTAAACCACCAGTAAGAGACTTAGGCTGATTTGACTTAACACTTGCAAGATTCTTTACAGTCTTATCAATATTAGTCTTTCTCTGTTCTGCAACATCATCAAAAGTTTTTTGTCCCTCCTCAGCTTTCTTCTTCTCAGCACTGAGTTCCTTCTTCATCTTATTCTTATCACCACCATATTGTTCTTGCAATACAGTCTCAGTTGTTCCTTTCGCTTCTGTTGGAGGAGCAAAAGCTAATGCTCCCATAGTAAGTAATGCACTACCAGCAGCTATAGGTAACATTTTATCCATGAAACCACCACCAAATCCAGAAGAACCAGATCCTTTAGCACCTTGAAGTCTATCAAGACTCTTAATAAATGCTTTGGCTTTAAAAAAAGTAACAGGTTCTGGTAACTTTACCTTAGAGAAATCAGCTACCTTACCAGTAATAAACTTATTAAAGTCCTTTATACGATTGTCAGCCTTTTTGACAGTCTTCTTAACCTTCTTTGTAACCTTATCGACAGAAATACCAGGCTTCATAATGCATCCACAATGTTATACGTATTTTTGCTATACATGATAGCAATATTATTATTATCAAATGGTAGTAAGAATGGAACTCTAGAAGAATTAGAAGTATCTTGAATTGATGCTATTGGTTGAGTTCCTTGTTTAATAGCTTGATTAGGATCAGTTCCGAGAGGAACAGGAATTATATTCTCATTCGTCTCTACATCTGTAGATGAATCTGCTTGTTGAGACACTTCAAGAGAATTATCCTTTCTTATATTAGAGTCACTTTTAGAAGGTTCTACTTTTGTTTGATTCTCTTTATCCAAATTCCAAGTATCACCAGTCATTCCATCAATGCCCTTAGCAATCCATTTCATAACACCTTTTGGTTTCTCACCTTCAGGTGTTTCTATATTAGTATTCTTCCCATCCCAATCATTCATATTAAATGTCATGAGATCTCCTATACCTTTTATCCATCTCATCGCCCCTGTAGCACCAGATTCGCCACGCTTACCTTTCATTCCTTCCTTACCATCAGTACCATCCTCTTTGGCAGGTTTAGTACTTAATACATTAGATGTTGTAAGGGGAGTTGATTTTTTAACAGTACTTTCACCTGCACCACCTCCATCACCATGATCAGCAACCTTTACACCACCTGAACTTCCAGTTGTCTCAGGAATTACTTTTTCTTTTGTGGTAACAGTACTATCTGTTTCTTGATGAGGTATTACCTGTAATTTCTGTACTGCGGCCGCAGATGTCTCATCCCTTGGTAAGATAACATTTAATTCTGCTGGTGCTTCTAGATCGCCTGGTATTAAGGCTGTCTGTGTTGTACCTGCTAAACTCTTCGGTTTTTCTTGTTCTTCTCCAGTTTCAGGTTTTACTTCATCTTCTGGTTTTTCCTTTCCTTTAGCAGCTTTATTTACCTGATCTTCAAAATTCCAAATAGTTTCCTGAAGAGTCTTAACTGCTTTATTAAATTTCTTTATTTCCTTCTTGTTTAATAATTCTGTACCTTCTACTGGTTCTATTGGTGTAACCTTACTTCCTGGCTTAACCTTTTGTGATTCTCTACCTTTCTTCAGTAATTTACTAACACCCCAAGTTGTCAAAGCAATTAACCCAAGAGTTGCAGCACCCTTGAGAATATTCTGAATTAAACCACCTTTCTTCTTCTTAGGTTCCTTAGCACTCTCAGTCTTAGGAGCTAAATTTATCTTAGTAAGTTTCTTGAGAAGACTGACAAATATCTTCTTAGCCTTGTCAATAAACTTAAATATCTCTTGAAGTGGTTTCTTAAGAGATTGCAAACTCTTTGCAAATGCTTCCAACTGACCCAGACCACCTTTAAAGATCTTAGCCAACATGGCTCTGGGATCAAATGGTTGTACTGCTTTGGAAACCTTCTTAACTATTTTTGGTTGGAGTCTAGTAATCTGACTCTTAACTATCTTACGTACTTTAGTAATTGTTACTGGAGTACCATCATCCTCTGGAAGTTGTAACTTCTTAACAGATCCCTTAAGTACCGAATCCGCTCCTTTTACTTTTCCTTCAGCCTTAGGAGAACCCTTTGGTGAAGAAACCTTTTTTTTAAGTATGGGTGAAGCTACTACCATCTATTGAGCCTGATTTGCTGCTTTTTGTTTGGCCTTTAAATTCTCTTCTTCAATATGTTGCCTAAGCAACCCAACATAGATGTCCCGTTCCCACGAAACCATATTTTCAATTTCCGTCAGTGAATATTTATGGAACTGCATCAAAGCAAAATTGATTCGGAAGTATGTCTCAAGATCTACATGAGCCATACTTAGGCGAAAAAATCCGAGAGTCCCTCCAATGTGACAGGATTATCCTTACCAGTCTTAGGATTGGTAACAACAATATCATGAGTAAGTTTAGGCATAGTCTCAAAGAAGTTCTCAATCTTCTTGAATTGCTCTGAAGTAAGAGATTCAAGCCATTCTACAAGTTCCTTCTTAGTACATTCTTTAGCAGCCCAAACATTATCATCACTATAAACCATATCAATAGAAGATGCAATAATCTGGAAAGACTTTTCAACCCCTCCATCATCTTCATCATCAGAGAAATTATCCTCTAGGAATTGATTCAAAGAAGGATACTTCATCTTAAGAGTATATCCCTCACCCAATTGAATCTCTTGACTATGATTAGGATCGGTCTTAACCTCAACCTCATCAATGTTAATAAAAGCTGGGACTTGGGTTTCACCATCATCACCACAGGTAACAATAATTTCAATCTGTTCTCCAACAGACTTACCACGAACATTCAAAAAGATATATTCAATATCAAAACTAGGAAGAGTATCAACTTTGATTCCTCTAGTAATGATACAGTCTTTTAATACCTGTTTGACTGCGTTGGAAATTTGTTTTGGGTTCTGTGATTCTAAGGCTAGAATTAGAATCTTCTCTTCTCTAACTAAAAACGGTCTAAACTTAATTGTCTTTCCTGTAGAAGGTAAAGTCAATTCATGTTGAGAAGTACTAATTTTTGGTAAAGGCATGATAAGTTATCAATTCATTCATATCTAAAGTTATTTAGAGGGTTTTTTGAGACTTTTATCCCTGTGCTCTATCACCTTTCTGTGTATATTCATCTTGTTTCGTAAAGAACTCACTCATGCTTGATTGACAATCAGGTGGTTCGGGGTACTTATATCCTTTCATCTTTCTCCATTTTCCATGCATTGCACCCATAGCCCATGACTGAGCAAGACTCCTAGGCCCGTTCTCAAGTAAATCTAGTTCATACCTACTAGAGGTATAACCCTTGTACTCTTCTCTCCAATTAGAATCGTCAAATGGTGGTTTGTTCATAGGTGTAAGTCTTTTTCCCAACTTTAGTGTGTCCATATGGACCAGTTTTACCTGGCCTTACTTGTCCGAGTGAAGAACCTTTATTAGAAACTCCAGTTGAACTCTTTTTAGCTCTCTTGGCAGTAGGATGTAAAGTAGCTTTGCCTTTACCCTTCTTAGTGATTACTGAATCTTGGTTATATTCTTTACCAAGACGTTTCATCCGTTTCTTAAAGGTCTTATACTTTTTCTTAGGAGCATTAACAACAACAGATGGTTCACTCACTGTTTTTTTGTTACCTTTATCATCCTTTTCAGGATATTCTCCTTTAACTTCTTTATATCCATAGCCGTGACTACGGATCTTCTTGCGTAACTCCTTGTTACTCTTTTTGTTCTCCTTATTTGACTTATCACCTCTTGTTGCAGTTAGAACTGCCGTGTTGCGACTCTTAGAATGAGAAACCACACGAGACATTCCACCCTCAGTAAGAGAGCTACATTCTAACACAAATTCGGTGAAGGTCTTCATAGTACAGACACTTTGTAATGTGGCACAGTAATTATTTATTTTAGACGGTTCTCATTGGCAGTGTTACTGTCAGTATTAACTCCATTGTTAGTAGAATTCAATGAATTATAAGCAGAACCACTTAAAATAGTCTGACCATTATGAGTTGTACCTTGTGAATTAGCCCATGTACTATCACCCTTAAGATTATCAGGTTGTACAACAACGTACCTATCATATTTGAAATTAACAGTAACTTGAAGGACCTGAGCATCCCCATAAGATAACTGAATACTATCAACACTTTCTGGGAAAGCATTAACAAACAGATATGATAGTGGATTTGGTCTCTCTGGTGGGGTTAGTGGTGTTTTAACTCCAGGCCTATTAACCATTTTACCCATACTACCCACCATCAACCCTTCATCCTTAGATCTTGGACCAGCCCCTATATTCCTTTCAAATTTAGTAACAGTAATATTTCTCTTATAACTATGTGGATACCTAAATCTATGAAACCCCTGTCTATCCCTCTGATTGGCATATCCAATTGGGTTACCTTGAACATTTCTCATACCACCATTAGCAGCATATACAGGATTAATAAAATTAATCCATTCTTGAAATAATTTAAGAACTTGATAATCAGCTGAAAGATAAAACTTTAAATTTAAATCAACATAAGCTCTTGTCTGTGCAAAGAATTCAGTTACACCCTGTCTTGCTCCAGATTCTTCAATTGTAGCTAAATTAGTACCAGGCAAACTTGCTTCTGAACATAAAAAATCAAACCTCGATGCAGGACTCTTATTGAATACTCCAGCAGTAACAAGCCAAGTGTTTAAATCAGTATTAGAATCACCATTATTCTTGTCAGATAAACCCAATGACACCTTAAATGTATTGGATAAAGCAGGAGACCCTAAGAAATTCTGAAACGATTGAGCCGCTATCCCCTCTCCAGCACCATCATTGGTTATATTAGCGAGTAAGTTACTTTCTGCCATGTGATCTAAATAATGCCATGATCCCCACATACTATGTATATGGCTTATAAGGGAAAATATAAACCAAGACACACCAAAAAGTATAAAGGAGACCCAACCCAGATAATTTATAGATCTCTCTGGGAAAGGAAATTCATGGAATACTGTGATCTGAATGAGAGTATAAGTCAGTGGCAATCAGAAGAATTCTGGATTCCATATAAGAGTCCTCTGGATAACAAGATGCATAGGTACTTCCCAGACTTCTTTATTAAATATAAGGACGCTAAAGGAAAGAAGAGGTCGGTTGTAATAGAAGTCAAACCAAAGAAACAACTATTGATGCCCAAAAGAAATCCCAAGAAGAGAACAAAAGCCTGGGCATATGAAGTACAAACATATGTTGTCAATCAAGCAAAATGGGAAGCAGCAAAGGATTACTGTGATAATAGAAAGTATGAGTTCAAAATCATGACAGAGGATGACCTAGGGATATGATTGCTGAAACAATAAGAAAGAGAGCTGGTAAAAAGAACAAAAGTGGAGATTGGTATGTCTCTCAATTGGAAGATGAATTAGCTCCTCTACAAGATAAAAATATCAGTTTTGCTGATACTGGAGGAATAACTATTGGTAGCATGTTCTTCTTTTCATACGGTGCAAAATACCCCGAAAAATATGAATTTTGGGATGTACAACCACTAGCAGTTGCACTCAGTTTTTATAAAGATGGATTCCTAGGTGCGAACTTACACTACATAAATCCCCAATATAGAGATGCAGTTGCAAGAAGCCTACTAAATAGTGGTAGCGAAGGTGCAACTGCTGTACCTAAAAACACTTTGCACAAATACCTATACTCTGGTATAGGGAATCTATATCAAGTTCCTGATGGTGAAGATTGGGCGGAGATATCTCTTCTCCCGACTGAAAAATTTATGAGTAACAAGGGAATGAAATATCCTAAACATAAAGCCTGGAACTGGAAAAAATAATGGCCGCCACTGGACCCCAAGAAGTATCAACCGCAGCAATTACCACTGATGGTAAGCCAGGTATTACAGCGATTAATTCCAATACTAATAAGGAACAAAATTATAAATTATATTATATCGGAGAAAGTAAATCAGCCGTTGTATTACCTGTAGATAATCAAACTCCTCCAAAACCGATAATCGGAGGTAAGTCAATATACACGAATGGAGTATGGGATACCACACAGTTCAGTGGGATAAATGAAAGTGACCAATCATCAATACACAGTAAAATACAAACTGAAATAAGAAATCACACAACAACTACCAACCAAGTTGTTCCACAATGGGCGGATACGAATAGTCAAGGGTTTGAGGTAACATCTACACAGAATCAAGTTGCTGTAGAAACAGAAAATAATAAAGCTGGTGGTGGATTCTTCCAACCTTTCTATAATGCGTGGGAAGGGGTAAGTACATGGACTGGCAATTTCATTGATGGAACTAAACGTAACTTTGAACTTGGTATTCAAGTTTGGACAGATGGTCCAGCTGCTCTTGTTTTTAATGCTGGTGTGCAAGGTGGAGCTTATGATAACGATAACGATCTTAAGTTAAACAAAAGAGTAATTACATACCCATCAGACTTGTCTAATCAACAAGATGTGATGAAGATTGAGTGTTATTCATATCAACCTCCATACGAAGCTTCTATGGCACAGAGCTTTGGTAAAGGTAACACTGATACCAATCTAGGATATGGTCTTTCAAGACAAACTCCATACAGAAAGAAGTTAGGTGCAGGAATTATACTACCAGTGCCAAATAATGTTTCAGATGCCAACTCTACCAGTTGGGTTGATGATAACATGTCAACCATGTCAATGGGAGCAGCACAACATGTAAATGCTACCATTAAAGGTAAAGCAGTGACATTAGGTCTTGGTTACGCCTTTGGGATGGGAGGTGCTGCAGAAGGATTTAACAGATTAACTGGTAATGCTGCACTCTATGGTACTATTGGTACAAAACAAGCAGGTCAAGGAGAACTAGGAGCTAACCTAATAAGTCAATTAACTGGGAAACTAGGATTTGACGTTACTCCAGAGACTATTCTAAGTAGAGCTGGTGGTGTAATTGCAAACGCCAATACTGAACTAATGTTCTCTGGAGTGAAATTAAGACAATTTGGATTCCAATGGAGAATGACTCCAAGGGATGAAATGGAAGCACATCAAATTAGAATGATAATTCGTGCATTTAAACAGTGGTCTGCTCCTAGAAAGATAACAAAATTACATTCAGGTGAAAAAGAAGGTGGAACAGTAGGTAGGGCGGGGTCACCATCCTATTTCCTAGGAACTCCAAACATCTTCAGACTTAGATACATGACAGCTGGTGGTAAAAGCATACTTGGATTAAACAAATTCAAACCTTGTGCTTTAACTAGTATTCAAGTTCAATATACCCCAGATGGGCAATGGAATGCTTATGAGGGTGGTCAACCAATATCTGTAATAATGGATCTCAGGTTTGCAGAACTAGAACCAATATATAATACTGATTATAGTAATAGTATTGCAGAGAATAGAGCATTTGATCCAAGTGACCCTAACTCTTTAGGAGATCTAATGCCTATTAGTATTATTGAACAAAACAATCCAGCATCATCAGACGTAGGGTATTAAAATGTCTCTAGGATACTTTTCACATTTACCAAATATAAATTACGTTTCTAGAACTACTGATAGAAGTTCTAATGATGAATTTATTCCAGTAAAAAACCTCTTTAAAAGAGGAAGACTTCGTGAAGACTTATCATCAGTCTTCCTGGCATTTAATGATTATGTAATTGGCGAAGATATAAGACCAGAACAGGTCGCAATGGAGATATATGGGGACCCTAGGTTAGATTGGGTAGTCTTAACCTGCAATAATATAATCAACGTTAGAGACGAATGGCCACTCAATACAGACAGTTTTAGAAAATTCTTATTAGACAAATATGGTTCTGATGAGAATATGGCAAAAATCCATCATTACGAAACCCAAGCATTTAATGATAACTATGCAAGAATCGTAATACCAGCAGGATTAAAAGTAGATTCCAACTTTGACTTCAACTTCATTTTATATAATAAAGAATACCAACAAGAACTAAGTTATAGTGGTGGTCTTGACAACACATCTCTATCAAATACAGCAACGGTAGATGCACAGGGAAATGCATCAGATTCTTCTGGAAACGTTATAAGAAATAATAATCTTAGAGCAGTATCATTTCTAGAATACGAACAAAACATTGATAATGGAAAGAGAAGGATCAAGGTTTTGAAAAAAGATTATCTTGATACTGTATATAATGATATGAAGAATATATTCAAGTACAAGAAGTCCAGTCAATATAGGACTCCATTCCTAAAACAAGCACATAACCCAAGACTTAGCGGGTCATAAAAAAAGAGCCCCCATCGGGGCCCCAATATTCGGGTTCTCTAGGATCGATCCGTGGATCCCACCAAAAGAAACCAAGCTGATGCAATCTAACATGCATCAGCGGTTTTTTTAGCTCCATAGGCTACTCTTCCGCTAACTGCTGGAAGTATTTAAGCGCATCGTCTTCTTCATCTGTATTAGATGTTGCAGCAACAGGAACTTTACTTAGTTCATCATCTGTTGCAACAGGAGCCGCAACCTCACGATGATTGTCTTCATCAGCAACCTCTGGATCCTGATAACGTAATGAACCAGTTGGTAGTTTAGAACCAAGAACTGTGTCAAGACGCTTCTTAAGAGCATCATACTCTTTGAACTGATCAGGAGCAATGAATTCACTTAGGTCATTAACCTTATCGTAAATTCCTTCAAGTGCCTTATCATCATCTAGTAGTGCTTCTACCTTACCGAACTCTGAACTATCATAGTTCCAGAACCCTGCAACCTGTTTGATCTTCAACTTGAAGTTAGCACCTTTCCAGAAATCAAATGGATTGATTGGATCCTCATCCTCAAATTCTGGTTGCATTGAAGCAGTAATCTTATCAAAGATCTTCTTACCAAACTTGTAGATGAAGACTTTACCTTCATTCTCAGGATTGGAAGAATCCTTAACAACATATACATTTGCATAGTAAGAAAGCTTACGCTTCTGCTTACGTGCAATATCCTTATCTGATTCACGACCACTGTTCCAGAGACTACGATTTAGTTCTCCAACAGGATCATCTTTACCTACTGTGGTCAAAGAATTCTCAATATACCAACCGCCAGGTCCTTGAAACGCATGGCTCCAAACCTGAACCCAAGGAAGTTCCATATTAGCATGTTGAGGAAGGAACCTAACAACGGCATAACCGTTACCTGCCTTATCAACTGCTGGTTTCCAGAGTCGTTCGTCAGTATTATTGCCCCTCTCGTTGAGTTTCTCAACTTTCTTCATTAATCTCTCTGTGAGAGACCCCGAGCGGGATTGTTTTTTTAAGTCAGCAAATGACATTTAGTATTCTCCGTATTTTTGTATTTGGAAGTATTGACCGTATTAATTATACTAGTATTAGTTGGGTTTGTCAATCCTCAGATTGGGAATCTGGCATTTGACCTTCTAATCTGTTTAATGTTTCGGACAAGTGATCAAAGAAAGCATCAACGTTTTGATTGGGTTTTAATCCCAGAAATTCCGCAGACTTTAAAGCCTGTGCTCGCATCTCCTTTGCATCAGGATCATCCTTCTCAAGAGACAACCTGAACATAAAGTTCTTCTGTTTCTCGACAAGTCTTCTCATCGTGTTAAGATGATGTTTGGTAAAAGGCGAATAAGGATTAAATCCCTGTTTTGCCATAATATCCATCAAATCCTCTTGAAGCTCTTGTATCTCGGCCATTGCGGCTCTGACTACTGGAGATTTAAAGAAATCACTCATGGTTAAAAATTAGCTTTCAACACTACTATTTATGTATTTTTCGACCCACATAGGTAGATATACCAAGGTAAGTGCGGCATTCCAGAACGTAATAAAAAAGAATAAATGAAGTAGTCTGTTAGGTGAAAATATCAAACCTAACACAACAACAATCACCCACAAATAATCCAAAACTCCATGAAAGGCCTGCCACCCATCACCAAACTTATCTATCAGTTTATCTCTCTGACGAGCAAAGAATGGTGATACGTGCCTCATGATAACGAACCCCTCATTGAGGAACATTATTGTAAAACCTATCCAGAATATCATAAAGGTAATTTAGATCTTGATGTTCTCTTAAGATAGTTTAGTTCAGTTGCTTGAGCTTTTAACTTCTCCTTAAGAGGTTTGGTAATTAACTTACCTACTGACTCAAATTCTATATTCTTATCTTCACAATAACTAATTATTGCTTCAATATAATTTAGATTAGACTTCTGTACAAGTGTCTCGATGTCACTAGTAAATTTGTTCTGACAAAGAAACTTTTCTTTGAGCAGTTCGTTAACGTCTTTCTCCATACTCTCCGAGTTTACATGTGACAAATTCTTCGACATATTCTGTAAGAAGTTTAATATAGTCACGTTTGTTCGACTTTTCATAGACTTTCACCTTGCCATCATCGGCAACCATAAGGGTAACAATTTTTTTAACAGATATGCCTGTCATTTCAAAATACATACAAGCATAAGCGGTTTCTTGTACAAAGTACTGTTGAATCCACTTCTCTGGTTTTATCTTTTTTGAAGTCTTAAAATCTATAATGGCCAGTTCGCCATTGTATTCTGCAATACAATCAACCCTTCCAGCTATACCGAAATACTCACTATATAGTGGTTTTTCTAAAGCGTGAATATTATTTATATTGTCTAAAGAATCCTTTGCTGCAAGGAATAATGCTTTAGTTGTAGGCAGAACATCTAACTTATCAATATCCTCATTTAGAAGATATTTTTCTACCAAATCGTGGAATCTAGTTCCCCTATCAGTAGAGACTTTTGTTATCTGATTTGCGACTTCTTCACCGACCTTCTTACGCCAATTCATAAAGATTTGACGATTATAGAAACTCGTTATTGATGTAATAGATGGAGCTTTCTTCCCACTGGGAAGGGTATAATACCTGACTCCATCAATTTGATTAGCTTCTAACTCAAAGTCACCAAGTTTATTTAAATGAACAAACGTCATAAAGAAAGAGCGAGTTTAGTAACCAAATAGTTTCTTACTAAGCCAGATCGAACAATATCATCAAGACCAAATTCAACAACACCGAAATCATCTTCCATGATCTCAATGATACGTTTAAAGTCTAGGATTCCATTCTTCTCATTGGATTTAGTGAGATCTGTCTGTGTAGAATCACCACAAAATACGATTTTGCAGTTATCTCCTACTCTTGTTATTATACTATCTAATTCGTGAAAGTTCAAGTTTTGCATTTCATCAACTAACACAATGCAATTATCTAACGTTGTTCCACGGATAAATGAAGTACTCCAGAAGGATATAGTCTCCTGTGTTTTAAGATTCCCATAGAGCATTTCAAAGTCTGCATCTGTAGGCATCTCAAACATGTACTTTACCATATTCTTGTAAGGTATCTGATAAAGTGAGGACTTGTCTTCATGATCGCCAGGAAGAAAGCCAATTTCACGAGTAGAAACAAGACTCCTAACAATATAAATTTTTTCGTAAGGCGTAATTTCATTTAAAACGTCTTTAAGGGCTAGATATAGACTGATAAAAGTTTTACCAGTTCCAGCAGCTCCATAGGCAAAAAGATTCTTACCTTTGGCATAATAATCAAATAAAATCTTCTGATTGTCTGTTATAGGTTCTACATCAACCAACATACCATCGTTAATAGGTTTCTTGCGGCGCATCTGCTTCGCAGTCATACCCACTCCAATTGGATCAGAGTTACTTGATGCTCTTTTGCGTCTTGCCATTATCCGTTCCTAGTATTGATACCACGACCTGCAAGTCTTCCTTGAATACCAGCAGACTTCTCAGCTTTCTTCAAGACCTCAGACCAGCCAGGATTCTTATTGTGAAGTTTATCTCTCCACTCACCAACTTCTCCAACGCCTGGACATGTACTGGGGTCAGAAAAGTCACGAGTCCAATTGGGATTGTCTTCTTTCCATTGATCCCAATCATGAACACTCATAATAACTTCCTTTGTCTCACCAGTTTCCGTATTTTTTACAGGATAAGTAGCCATTAATCTTCCTCTTCAACGGTTATCCATTCCAAAGCTTCCGACACTATTGGGAATGTTTCGACAAAAACATCTCTACATGATTCTGCAATCTGCATATGTTCTTTCTGCGTTCCATGTGCAGAACGTAAGTTTATATAGTGTATCCAAGAACGACAAGATCCAGTCATATAGATCTTAGTCGGAGTACAAAGAGGAAGAACCATCCTTGCACACTCTTTGGCAACACCAATCTCTAACATTTGATGATACAAGTTTGTTGCTGAACTAAACAAAGTAACCATTTGTCTGTTTAGTTTATCTACCATATCAGGATCTAGATCGTCTGTCGAGTTTTGACGATTCTTTAAATCCTGTCTTCTAAGTTCTGGTAGTTCAATCTCTTTTAACTCACTTGTACTAGCATACCTTTGTGAAAACTCTTGGAAGGTAAAAGATCTGTGTCGTAATATCTGTGCAGCAATAGCACGAGTAGTGTCTATCTCTAATGTCATAGAGGACTGTTCAAATACTGACCAATGATTGTGCTTAATGCAATACTTTAATAGTCCAGCAAACTTTTCATTGTCCTGATTAGACGGATTAGAAACTCTGGCAATATAAGCCATCAGTTTTTCCGCATCAGGGGTAACTGATACTAAAGATACGTTTTTCGTCATACAGTTAGTCGGTGTATCCGTCGTCGTCTTCGCCTGTGACATAATGTGGTTCTTTTAAATGATCAGTAATTCTATTGGTGTATGCATCTACATCAGAATATACTTCCGATTCTAACACATTTACCAGAGATTTCAAGTTTTTAACAACGGCTTTAAGTTTTTCCTTTTCCATTACTAGATATAGTAGTTGAAGTTTATTAACACCCTTTTGGCTGTATCGGTGGAAGTTACTCCACGATGCTTTTCATTTGAGTTAAATGTAAGCATACGGTTTTCAACACTGTCAAATTTCATACCATTTTCAAATTCCGTGTATCCATTATTGGTATTAATATAATAGATGGAAGTTATACAGTCGTCAACATCCGAATGAAACGCATGTTCAACAGGCTGAGGTGTTTTCATATTTAGATTAGCTTTACTCCTAACAAATGCTGTGGCATCGAATTTCTGAAATACAGGATCCAAAACCTCCCAACATCGGCTAATAGGTGCATAATCCAAATATAAACCATGAACAAACTGGAAATGACCATCCCCAGGCATCACAGCACCATCTATACAATTCCAAGGAATCTCCATACCCATAAAGACATCCTGAATATCTCTAAATTGGTCAGGAGGAAGGAAATTATCAGTTATTTTATATTTCACCGTGTTCTTCTGCCTCTTTCAATAATCCAGATACCAACTTCTCAGTATCATCCATCGTTTTCACGGCAAATATTGAGGACTTCATATATTTCTTCAACTTCTTGTACTTTTTAAGTACCTTCCTATATTCTTCTTGATTGATATTAACATTACCCTGTTTAGGGGTTGGTGTTTCTTCCTGTACAGATTCTTCCTGTACAGGTTCTTGTTCTTCAGTCATTGAGTCACCTTCTTAACAGTAAGTTCGATGGAGTCATCGTCCATCTCCCATTCCTCATCAACTACATATCCATTCTCAGAGATAGTTTCGTAAATAACCTCTCTTGCATCCTGTTGTGATACACTAGACTTAAAGACCTCTTTTCCAGATTCATCTTCAATTGTACCATTGGGGTATATGTGAAATTTCTGCATTACTTTTCCTCCCCATCCTTTGGTTTCCTCTTTCTAGTCTTTCTCTCTGGTGGTGTAGGTTCCACCTTCTTTATCATGGAAGATTTCCATAACTTAGGATTGACTTGACCATCTGATTGTTTCCAAGCTACGACATTTTTATACTTGTCATAGTAATAATCAAACATCTCAACCGTACTATCACCTAAAGCAATATCGTAACAAGTTTTGTCCTCATTACGATATTCAACGAGATATGCAGTATAAGGAAGTTTTTTATCCTTTGCTAACTCTGGATCACAGTTTTCGTGAATTACGTTCAACTTCTATTCCCCCAAGTAATCTCTGGAAATGCTTCAGAAACCAATTCCCTATCAATCTTATACTGTGATGATAGTTGTTTATCCTTTACGAGAATAAGAATATCTGCCTCTTCTTTATGAAGAGTCTCAAGTAAATTAATAAACATACTTTCTCTCTTTATTTTGTTAAGTTGGTCATCACCACCTTTCACAAAACGATAAAACTGTCTTCCACCATTACGAATAGTAGTTCTCTGGGGCAACCCCTTCTGAGGATCAGCCTGTTGATCACCATCTACTGGTTGGTATGGAACAGGTCCTTCTGGAAGCATGGAAATGACACTCTCATCAAAATTCCAGATGAACATCATTTTCATACCATCATTATTACAATGTGTTCTAATGATATCTACCTTTTTGGATCTAACTCTCTCAGAACCAACTGCGTCTAAGATCTCATTAACCAAAGGATTAGGTGGCAATTCCCGTTTTTTAACTGCCACTGTCCTTGGTTTAGATGGAGTTGCTGCAGCTTTCGCTGCAGGCTTGCGTGTAGTTGTTGTCTTCTTACGAGCTGTGGATTTACTCTTCCTCGGTGTCGGTGTCTTCTTCGCTGTCGTCATAGTTGTTTTCAAATCGAAGTGCTAAAATCTCATCAGGGATTAAATTGCCATTTTCATCAAACATTTCTGGGTGAGTTGCATAAGCAACTTGTTGATTTGCTTGTTGAAAAAGAATGTTTTGTTGGGCTAACCATCCTATTATACCACCAATCATCAAAAATGTCACGCACAATAGGGTCATTATAACAAGTGCTGTAGCTTCCATAGCTCCTCTCCGTGGTTAGTTCTTTTTCTTTATGTCTAGAGAGAGATCAATTTCTCTGTTAAAGAAACTAAACCTCATCTCAAATGTTTTCTTAGGCTCTGGTTTCTTAGGATCTCCTTTTAGTAAAAGTTCAACGCCCTTATTTATGTCAATATCTCCAAGTGACACGTTACAATACCCTATGTTCTTTAAGATATCTAATAGCTTTCTGGGCATCACCAATGTGTTTTCCAGCTAACTCCACCTGTGGAAAGGATTTTGAATTTGGGAACTTAGTCTCAAACTCTTCTTCTGTATAATCAACACCAACTAACAAATATTCATAATCCTTCCCTACCATATCAAATACCATTTGAAGTTTAGTACAAACAGCACATCCTTCTTTTCCATAAATTGTAAACATAGTTCTATTCCGTTCTGGTATAGGTTCAACGACTTCAACAGTTTCCCATTGATGTCTATAGACAATTAATCCCGTCAGAGTTTCTTCACTAATACAAACGGTAAAATACTCAGGCAATAAGCAAAGTATTCTACCTTCAGTATAAGATCCATCACCGTCAGGAACTCGTACTACTGTGTCGTGTCTGACTTTTTTGGTCTTCGCAGAATCTAAGAAAACTACTTTCGAGTCCTTCGGTTGTCCTGTTACCCTGCGATACCCAGACATGGCAGAATTCGTAGACGGATCGTACATAATCTAAGGTAAGGTAGGGTTTAAGTTTCAAAAACGATTCCTGACGTAATAACATACGTTCGTCACTATATCTCCAATCTTCACACGTCATCTTCTTCTCTAGCCTTGATAAATTGATCCATGTGGTCGATGATTTGATCCGCATCAATTAAATTATTGATACTTGAAACCATCTGAGCGATTTCTCTTGCTACAAATGCCCTTTCAGACCTAGCAGCAAATGCAAGTGCGTTTCTTAAACATTCTTCCGCATCTTTCAATGAGTCCTCTACTTGAGTCGAGAGTGCCATTTTAACCTCCAACGGTATCTATTTGAGTTAGATTATCAGAAATAGAATTCCAATCATCTTGGAATAACTGCAAACCCTTCTCTGTAAGAATATGATTATACATCTTATCAAAGATTGTTGCAGGCATTGTTACAACTTCCGCTCCAACCCTAAAGGTATCGGAAACACTCCTAACGTCCCTCACAGAGGCACCCAGAATGTTGGTTCTAACAAGGTGTTCTTTGTATATATCAGAGATGCTCTTTACTAAATCTAACCCACTAAATGAATTGTCATCCACCCTACCTAAGAATGGTGAAACGTAGGTGGCATCTGCCTTTGCCGCAAGAATTGCCTGTGCTGCAGAGAATACTAAAGTTACATTAGTAGTAAATCCCTCCCCAACAAGAGCCTTACAAGCTTTAAGTCCTTCGACTGTACAAGGAACCTTAATGGTTACATTAGACATTTCCTTGAATACTTGTGCCTGATCAATCATATCAGGAGCCGTATCTGCGACTACCTCAGCAGAAATAGACTCAAAATGTGGAAACTGATTAGATATCTCTCTAACCACCTCCACTGGATCTCCACCACTTTTACGTATAAGTGTGGGGTTTGTTGTCACACCATCAATAAGACCCGTAGAGTCACGTTTGGTGATCTCTTCGATGTTGGCAGTGTCCAAAAAGATTTTCATAATTAATCTGGTTTCTTGATTTTTTTGTTTTGTCTTTTAATCAACTTTGCGTATTTTACATCCGAATCCGTCCAAAGTTGTGGATTCTTCTTTGCCTGTTTAATCAACCTCTTTGCGGTCTTCCGCAAATCTTTCCTCTGTAACTCGTCCTGTGCCAAATTTTCTTTCCCTTTGATGTGCTTTAATATTTAACATTTCATTTAATTGAAATGACATCCTAGGGATTTCAGGCATGGAGTTCCTAAGTTTCTGGACTACAAGAAGTTGTCTTTCTAGTCTAGACATTTGATCTCCTTAATGTATGTAAATACCTCAAAACATCTTCTCTTACTTCCATCAACTCATTATAACACTTTTGGTTATGAGCACAAGCACGAAGTTTATTATCAGGTTTATGAACTGATTCGATAAAGATATCAAGTCCCCGATTATACTTCTCTGATTTAGTTTCCGTATCTACATCTATAGAGTTTTGATCCATTTTAATTATCGAATTTGTTTGTACCAGTGACCATTTTGATCTTTTCGATCTCCATCCACTGATTTTCGACTTCTCCTGCTATATACATGACCTTCTGATCCGTAATATCCCTCTGTTCCAACAAATAAGCTATAGTGTCGGCTAGGGATTGTCTATTACCCTCACCATCTTTAAGATAGATTGAGTAAGTACTACGAAATTTCCTAACTAGATGTATTCTTAATACAACATATAGTATTAAGTTACTAATTAGGATCAATAAGAAAGTCATCTATATCTCTCTGATACAGTCATTTCCCTAACAAAATCCCTAAAAAAACTTTTAAGAATTAGGAAAAGACCTTTCGCTGCATTACCTTGAATCTCATCAAACAAATACATGTTCAACCTAAAAGCAAAGTTAGCTTCGGTAACAATAGCATTTGCCTGTGACTCATCAATTGGTAAATTATCTAGAGCAGAACGATACTTGGTCTTAAAAGATTTCTTGTCTGAGATAGTTGGAAACTCATAAAAGTCCAATCCACCATCATCAAGAACTAAAGCCCTTTCTGCAATGCCCTTAAGAATCTGACCGCCAGATAGATCTCCAAGATACCTAGTGTAATGATGACCCACAAGAAGATATGGTGTATCATGTGCTACTTCTTTGATTCGATTAACATAGTTCTGAGTAGCCTCAGAAGGATAAATGTTATCTCTCCAATCAGAGCCCCAAAAATACTCACAATCTTTAACAAGTGCATCATGACGTTTTAAGTCCTCAAATGCAAGAGGTCCTATTGTTGGATCCTCTTCCTTTAACCTATCAATCTCAGTTTCTAACGCATGATATACGAAATAGAAATTTGCAATTAATTGACGGTAACTATCTTTATCAAGAACACCTTTAAGAAAACCCTTAACAAATTTAGTGTTTTCAGCTGCGCTATGTGATTCTTTAGTACCGTCTTTTAATCTTTTTGCAAAATCAGTTACTGCCATATCCATTAAGGAGTAATGTTGTTATTGTACATCAGAATCATTGGTTTGTAAAGCTGGGAAAAAGTGATATTCATTATCCCACCTCAATCCTGAGTTGTTTAATTCGTGTTTCGTAACATTCTCATCCTTCCAATTCTCTAAGGTTTCAAGAATGTCTGTTAGTTTATGTAATTTTTTTGTTGTGTCATCATTGGATGAATACCCAAGTGCTTTCCGTAAATGCTTCTGGGCTTCATCAAGATGAAATTTTGATACTGTGTTCATATTCTTCTAAGTAATCTACAAATAGAATGCCATCCAAATGATCAATCTCATGTTGAACTACCCTTGCAGGTAGATCTTTAAGTTTCCAATGTTTGAACTTTCCAGATCTGTCTTGAAATTTAACTCTGATCTCTTTGGGTCTTGAAACTTCCCCATGTTCATCAGGAACACTCAAACAAGCTTCATCAAATAGACACTCCTCTTTACTCTTCCAAGTTATCCTTGGATTAATCATCATATAAGCTTCTCCTTCCTGATCAATAGTGATAACTCTTTTGTTAATCCCTATTTGTGGAGCAGCTAAACCAATGCCTTCATATTTATACATGGCATCGGACATTTTATCATATAATTGGTTAATAGTATCGTCCACTACAGGAATCTCAGTAGATACTACTCTAAGAACTTCATCTCCTATTGTTCTAATTTCATCTGTCATCTTCTACCTATAACTACATCCCCATCATCATCATCTTCTTCTTCATCATCCCAAGGATCTTCTACTTGACCGCTATCCATACGATCTTGTAGAGACTTATATAATGGATCTTGTGGTTCTTCTGGTCGTCTATTAAAATTAACAACTAAAAGTTCATCACCAGACTTAACCTCTGCCATTTCTGGATGGGGTGGTCTAGTAACAGTTCTAGTCTTCTCCTCAGTCAATACTTTATTAAGATGAGCATCATCAGCTGCTATCCACCCTTTAGACATCAACCTTACCGCAAATACAAATAGTATTACCCAAGTTAATATAAAAATTACCGTCATTCTTCATCCTCTGCTGGATGGTTGAAAATATACAACCACGTAAAAAATAATATAATAATTAATGCAAATCTAATTGAACTTGGTGATGTGTCTATAGTTCCTACCATCTGCCTGGTATGTACCTTTGTGCTTTCTGTGCTGTATCCTGCACTATTGGCATAATATCATTCGATACTCTTTCTTCTACAATATCTACAATATCATCAACTACACTGACATCTAAGTCCATGAATGGTGGAATTATTCCCAAGATTCTTAACAAACCATCAACAAATAATGCAAGACATGTAAAACCAAGGATCATACTGATGATTGTAGCGTCTCTATTATGTTTACGCATAGACGCTTCATCTATTGCCCTTGCTTCCGCAAGAGCATCAGCTACCATCTTATCAACCTCTTTCTTTGTATAGAAGTCTCCTACAATAGGAATATCATGTATGTCTGGGCTCATAGTTTTATTTAGCAATCCCTCCCTCAATATCTAGAAGGAATCTTATCATAATCTTGAGTAGGATCTGTATCTTCTGATATATTATCCACTAAACCCTCTTTCTTAAGCTTTTTGTAATTATAACATCCTTCAAATGAGGGTTTAATCTTTGCAGGAGGTAGGCCACCTTGTTCTAAGACTTCATCCAAGAACATCTGGGCTCTTTCATCTTCGGTCATATGTTAAAACGGGAATTGGGGTCATACTTAATTATAACCCAAGCAGAATAGACTGCCAGTGCGGCAGGAATTAATAGAAAAGGCATGATTTTAAAATTACGATTTTACTATACCACCCTTTGATCGTTCTGTCAAGGGAAGGCCTAACGTTTTGTATTCTAGTAACTGTTTCAAAAAAAGAATCTCTTCCTTAAGTTTTTGATTCTCTTTCTCTAAAAAGTCACAATGTTCTTGGTAAATGATTATACTCATAGAATTAAAAAACCCCGATTTTTGGTCGGGGTCTAATTTTTAAACAGACGGGTTTACTATTAGGTTTTCTTTATCGTAAGATATCGCTACACACTCTTCGACATTGATTCGCATTATCGTCACATTCAATTAGACAGTCAAAGTATTCATCCATTGCCTGGTCAGTGTCACTAAAAGTTAGTGAGTCTAGACTATCTTCGTGATGGATCCATTCTGCCATTTGATTATGTGACATTAGGTTACGCATAAACTACTCCTCCATAAACAACAATTTTGACCATAATGTAGATGGTTTTAGAGCATCTGTTCTCCGTTATTCTACCATTATTTAGTCAGGAAATCCTCAAAATCGACATCTTCTAAACAATTCTTAAAGGCGTAATTCTACTTAGACGGTATACCCTGCACCTACTTTAGCTGGTGGTTCTAGATTAACCGTACCATAAAGTGGCTGATGAGCATGTTCAAGTAGATGATCTACTTTACGATTAAGATCGTCCAGTTTAGCAAGAACTTCTGTTAGATCACACTCGCAAGAAGTAGTTGGTACTGTATAAGTAGTTCCCATAGTATCTACATTATAATCAACTGCACTTGCATAGTAAGCAGGATCATCATAAGCTGTATTACCAGCTCCAGTAGTTACTGTATAGGAAGCAGTACTTCCAGCAGAAATATTTTCTGTACCATCATAATCGAATGATGAGGTTCCTACTGAAACATCTCCAGAATGAGTAATTCTTGGATCAGATGCTGGATCATAATCATTTGATGAAGTACCTACTGATACACGGTCTTCAGGTTTAATATAGGCTCCAGTTTCTGGATCATGAGATCCATCGTTATATGAATTTGTCATTTTTCTATTGGTTTGGGTATATCATTATTTACCATAGATTCTACCACAGGTGTTACGTTAGGTAAAGGTTCGCCTGTAAGTATTGCAACAGGAGCAGCAGCAACCACTACTGCCACTGCCGTAAATGCCAATCCTGCTTCCATTAATTGTAACAGTTCTACCAATCTTCTTCCTCCTGTTCTCTCATTTCTATGTATTCTTTATTTTGTCTACATATTCCATGAACATCCATTTCCTGATGGAGATGAGCCATAGTATGCAGACCTTCAATCATTAAAAGAACTCCTAGTACCATTACTGGTAACATCCATAGTGGATGACCCAAAATTTCTCCTGCTGGTTTCATAGTATTATACCACAAAAAAGGAGGGGTTGAAACCCCTCCTCTAGTTATGCAAGATTCATATAAACCTAAGCATTGCAAAGTTCTTTAACGAACTTGGTTCCACGATAAGTCAATTCTGACTTAGTGCAGACTTCTTGCTTACGCTTGTCGGTGTCGTACTTAACACCTCTGTATGTGACTTGTGCCATTGGATTAACTCCTAAAGTAGTTGGGTTTTTAGGTCCGTTCCTTTAGTCGGCTTTTGCGTCCCAACATCCTTCCGTTTCGTCTTTAACGATCTGAACCATTTCAGCTCGCACTTCTTCCTCGATTTTATATTCCCTCATCTTATCGACGAGTTCATAACCTTCAGAACAAGTTAGAGAAGCAGCTATAAGAATGGATTGCAAATGAATCATGGGATGAACGTATCCGTTCCGAGTCGGCTTACTTGCGGTCCCTTATGGGACTGAACGATATGTGCATATTAACACACCTATTCTATATATGCAAGTATATGTGTTCGATTTGATACAATTTAAGAATGTTTTAACTTTTTGTATATGAAGTTGTTACGAGTCAGTATGACTCCAGCTCTGTCTTCATAATTGGGTTTATTCGGTTTTTGCCACTTTAGTATGCGTTCCTCTTTAAAAGGATCATAAAAATCTTGTCTTTGATACCACTCTTGCCACTCTTCATGAGATTTATCTCTATTGCATAAAAAACAGGCACAAACGAGATTGGTAATCTCATTAGTACCTCCAGAGTATCTTGGAACTAAGTGATCAAGAGTTAAACTTTCTCTTGACCCACAGTAAGCGCATTTATTATCAAATGATTCCTTAATGGATAATTTCCATATTTTCTTAGCTTCGCCAGGTGAACAGGTGTGAAGATTAAACAAATAATCATCAGGGGAACTAAAAATCTGCAAAAGCAATCCTAGTAACTCGCTGTTATTTAGCCTTAGATTTTATTGTGTCTCCATACACCAAAACGTCTAAATCACTCTTATAAAAAGTCTCTAAACCATCAATAACCCTTCCTGCAATTGGTTTTCCATTTACATTCAAAGAAGTATTCAAAAGTACTGGTGATCCAGTTAGTTCTTCAAACTTAAGAATTAGTTCATAATAATCTTCATGTTCTTTTGATACTGTTTGTATTCTACATGTTCCATCATTATGAGTAATTGCAGGATATTTCTCTGGTTCTAATACGTCTGTAACATATAACATATAAGGAGAAGGACCATTCCAATAGAAATGTTCAGAAACCTTCTCTTCTAATACAGAAGCACCAAATGGTCTGAATGGTTCTCTCCTCTTAACTTTCTGATTAATCCATTCCTTACCATTTACATCAAAAGGACTCATTAATATACTTCTATTACCTAACGCTCTAGGGCCAATCTCTCCATGTCCTTGATACCATCCAACTATCTCACCTTGAGCAAGACGTTCTGCTGTATCTTTAATGGTCTTAGATGAAGGTCTAGGTACTGATTCATCCTCCTGCCAGAATGGGAATCCACTTCTGTCAAATGGATCTAAATTATAAGTTCTTCTTAGATATTCAAGAACACCAATACTTAAACCCTGATCATTAGAGTGTGGTGGTATAACAAGATTAGGGAAGTTATCTTTTAATACCTTATTAATAATAGTATTCTGTGCAATACCACCAGAATACCCTACAACATCACCTTCTTTAACAAACTCTCTGAAATGTCTCAAATATAACTGTTCTGTCCTCTCATGAGCAGTAGCAACATAATCTAAAGCATAAAGTTTATTCTTAAATAAATTCTCTTCAATTTTCTTGAAATCCCATACCTGATCTAACTTATCAATATGATCAACATAAGGAACATCTGGGAGATCTGTATTATTAGCCCATGCTTTTAATGCCATAACCTTACCCGCTTGGTCTAGGTAATGACCACCCATTTGAAGCATTGCTCCAACTCTGGTCATAATAAAACCAAAACTTGGAGAATATTGTGCTTCGTTTGCTTGAGCTTTAGCACTGTCTATTAATTTTCCATCTCTCCAAACACTTCTGTACATCCAATCATCCCCAAAACCATCAAACACAAAATGGATATTTGGTTCAATTCCCAAAGGCCAAAAACTTAGCGAATGAGCGTAATGGTGGTCAATTCTATGAATTGGACAATTAAATCCCAAATCACGAAATGGTGGAATTTCAATAGTTTCTTCAATTTTCTCTACCTCACAATATACCTCATTATGAACATGAGTGTCCAAAACAATACCAACAGCATCAACATCCTGTGGGGTAATATTCCATTCATCTAGTATACGTGTCCAACTATAAAGACCTTCAAAGCCAAAATGTTTGACTTGAAAGTCTCTTTCGTATGATTTGTATTTTACCTGTTCACCATCAAAATAAGTAATATTTGAATCATGAGCACATAAACGAAGAGCTAACAGTTTCATATAAGTTACATGCCTGGAGGCGCTCCATAACCGTCACCGCCTGGACCACCGCCTGGGAATTGTCCTGGCCCTCCTCCTTGTTGATAAGGATTTCCTTGTCCCCACTGTTGTTGTCCTTGTGACATTCCACCCAAGCCTGGGTTTTGTGGTTGCATTGGACCACCTTGCGTACCGCCAGGAGCAATACCTTGTGCGGCTGAGGTTCCAAATCCATGTTCAGCTCTATGTAGATCTAACATTTCTACAATACTTTTAAGTTGTGCTTTGACTAACTTCAATTCAGCAAGAGCTTGATCTAATTTTTCTTCCATGTTAGCGTCCTTCTCTAGATTTGTTTCTAATAGTAATGTGATTGCCTTCAATTTGGAATTCTAAGTAATCAGTATGATCCCACCCAAGTTCCTCATAGAGACCATTGAGAGTATCCATATCATCCCAGAGATCACTAGGGGTGGGTTCACCCCAAAAACAATTCTCTTCCATTTTACTTAGATGGTTGTTTAAAATACTGATCTATTACTGTCACCTGATCATGATAACGAGCAATCTTATCAAGTTCAACTTGGATCGCTTCAGTAATGTCAGAATGTTCTCCAATCCCAGCAGGATGTTCTAGATAAACATTAACATTTGCTTTGTGTTTTGCAATCTCACCTTGAGCGTGAGCTTTCACTGCCGATAATAATTGTTCTCTCATGTGTAACATAGTTTATACAATTTGATGCTGTTGCAGATATTTAACAGTTTCAGCGGATCCACCAATTGTAGTGGCATCTACAGATACTTGTGGAAATGTAGCACCCTCCCCGAACTGTCCGATAAAGGCCTCTTTAGTGAAGTCTTTGTCTAATTTATACTCAACATACCGTAGTTGTGCTAATTTTAACACAGAAAGGACTTTTTCGCAATGAGGGCACCCATCCTTTGAATATACTGTGAAATTCACAGAATAATTGCTCCAATTACAAATCCTTTAGCAAATGCAAGACAAAGCATCTGATAATCAGTCAAGTTAAACTTTTCCTGAATTTTCTTTGCCCATGCCTTATCCCACTCTTTGATGTTGTGGGCAACCTCTTTTACCTTATTCATCATCTTTAATTAAAAAACTATTTAGGGCACAATCCGATCTTTCATAGCAGTGAAACTATCAAAAGATATATCACCTGCAACAGAAACTCTATATCCAGACTGTGTATATCCAGGCATAACACAATGATTCAATCCACTCGGAAACATCAACATTGTACCTTCACAATCTGGACTTAACTTATAATTGTATGTCCTTATCTTACCAAGACAATCAGTATACAGAAGAATGAAATCTGTTGCGTCTGGATGTGCATATCCCATGTCACCTTTCTGTTCTTCTTCCCAATCTGTAGGGATCTTTAACCAAATAACAAAACTCAAAACAGAACGGTGATCATGTATTCCTTGATACTGATCTTTTGTAGTAGCTCTGACCCAGAATCTATTCAAACATAGTTGATGATAATGTGTTGTGAATAAAGAAAGAGGTGGGCCCCACTTATCCATATACTCCTTCATATTAGGTATCAACACTTCATCAGTGAATCTGCCATCATTGTCAGTAAGTGGCCACTGATTATCTTTTGTATGATTTACTATTTCATTACCATCAAACTCATAACCATTAGGAGCAAACTCTCTGATGTAATCATATAACAAGTCTATATGTTTCTCTTCTAATTTAGTCTCAAGAACCCCATAATTGGGTAAATAATCTAACCTTGCCATAGCATATCAGGCATTGCTGCTGGTTGTTGTCGGCCTACTGTGAACATAAGGATGAAATATCCTACAAACCAAATGATATTAAAGATCCATGCTTGTCTAATCAAATACTTTCTGATACCCATAGCAACAAAGACATTCTTTACATCTTTAGGACTATCCTCATCACCTCTTGCTCTAAGTATCTGTTCTATAATAACAGCAATAATTGCACCTATCACTAAAGGATAGAATACAAAGTTTGCAAACGACATTATCGAGATTAAAAAGATCATCTGTCTAAGAGTTGTTTAAGTATATATTTGTAAGCTGATACTATATCACCTTTTTCATTCCTAAACAAGTCCTTATCAAAACTTTGACCATCTTTCCATAGTCTCATTCCGTCAGGTGATAGTTCATCAGCCAAGAGTAAATTTTGTCCAGAATCATAACCAAACTCCAATTTAAAATCAACAAGTGTAAGTCCAATATCACGAAAGATATTTTTAAGTATGTAATTAACTTCTCTTGCTACTGTTCCCATCTCTTGTAGTACTTCAGGACCATACCCCATTAACATGATACGATCTGTAGTAAGTAATGGATCATCTTTCTCATCGTCTTTCAGATACCACTCAACCAAAGGCCAATTAAGAATCTTACCTTCTTCTAGTGTTGTCTGTCTAACTATTGAACCAGCACAAACATTTCTGACTACTACTTCTATTGGTACAATATCTACCTTCTTACAACACATTACTTTACGTGGATCCATAGTCATTACTACACCATGCGAAGGCATACTTAAGTAATGAGTCTTTATATTGTGACTCTCCATTAACTCGAAAAGTATCTTAGAAATCTCACAACAAATAGAACCTTTATCTTCTATCCACAATTCCTTCTTACCATTACCAGCAGTAACTCTGTCCTCATACCTAATAACAACCTCATCAGGGTTATCGGTTTGAAAAACAGTCTTTACTTTTCCCTTTAGAATAGATTCCATAAAAAATGGGAGGTTGTACCCTCCCATTATATCAGATTATTTAGTTTTTATCAACCAATCGCAGGAGCAGTAAGTGCAATGCGAGTAGGTAGTCCATCATCAGGAAGTGCAGCCAAGTCCAATGGGAAGTTGTGTGCATTTCTTTCATGCATTACTTCCATTCCAAGGTTTGCCCTGTTCAGAACGTCACCCCATGTTGGGACAACCTTTCCTTGTGCATCCAGAATTGATTGGTTAAAGTTGAAACCATTCAAGTTGAATGCCATCGTACAGATACCCATTGATGTCAGCCATATACAGACGACTGGGAAGACAGCAAGGAAGAAGTGAAGACTTCGACTGTTGTTGAATGATGCATACTGGAAGATTAATCTACCAAAGTATCCATGAGCAGCAACAATGTTGTAGGTCTCTTCTTCTTGACCAAACTTGTAACCATAGTTCTGTGACTCATTCTCTGTTGTTTCTCTGATTAGAGAAGAGGTAACGAGTGATCCATGCATAGCACTGAATAAAGCACCACCGAACATACCTGCAACACCAGCCATATGGAATGGATGCATCAGAATGTTGTGTTCTGCCTGGAATACGAACATAAAGTTGAACGTACCAGATATACCTAGAGGCATTCCGTCAGAGAAAGAACCCTGTCCGAAAGGATAAACTAGGAATACTGCGAAAGCAGCTGATACTGGAGCAGAGTATGCAACACAGATCCAAGGTCTCATACCTAGACGGTATGATAATTCCCACTGGCGACCCATGTAGGCACAGATACCAATAAGGAAGTGGAATACTACCAACTGATATGGACCTCCGTTATAGAGCCACTCGTCCATTGTAGCGGCTTCCCAAATGGGATAGAAGTGAAGTCCAATTGCGTTACTTGAAGGAACAACAGCACCAGAGATGATGTTATTACCATACATTAAAGAACCAGCAACAGGTTCTCTGATTCCGTCAATATCGACGGGTGGAGCAGCGATGAAAGCAACAATGAAACAAGTAGCTGCAGCAAGAAGGCAAGGAACCATAAGGACTCCGAACCAACCAACATACAAGCGATTATCTGTGCTGGTTACCCAATCACAGAACACGTTCCAGTTTTGCAAAGGCGACTGCTCTCTTCTTTGAAGAGTTGTCATGAGGACAATTTAAAGTAGGGCTGACAGGGAATCAGCGAAACTTAGTATCCTGTAGTACCCTCGAATCTACAGGTAAAATGAGAGATATTATAACCCCATGATCTCGGTTTGGGGGAGTATAAGGTGCCGTGTAGACACTAATATTATATAGTCAGGCTTTAACTTTTGTCAAGTAATATGCCTTGTAATAATTGGTCACCCCGTTTGTCGTTACTTGCTTACTGCACCAGTCATCTGCACACTCGTATATACTATCATCCTGTCCAAATTGCTTGAACAGGATAACGAGTACTTGTTGTTTAAGTCCTACTTGTTGATCCATTAAATGATTCCGATAGTTCCAGCCGTAAAACCAACTGCACAGAAAAATCCAAATTCCATTAATGGATACCAAGCACTACTGAAAAGCGTATTGAGCTCCATCGAGAAAAATGTATGCGGCTACAGTTGAAAGAAATATTAATTGATACATTATGCTCCTGAAGGTACTGGGACTGGTTGCATCTGAGCAACCCTTATACCCTTACCACCATTGGTATCGTCATCATCGTCATTGTTTAAAACTCTAAGCAATAGTTCAATCACCACAAGAGCAGCCATAGGATAAAAAACCCAGAGGACTGCTACTAGTGGTGATATTGAATCTGATGCGGCTGTTAAGTCGCCCATTAATGTGTTCCTTTCGTGATAAGTTACGAATAATTATTTAGTTTTGTTACGACTTACACAAAATACTTAACGTATGTGTAAGCACCTATGATTCCCCAGAAGGCTATCATTGCAAACCTTCCGTTTGCTCTCGCCCAGATGTCGAAGTTATTAGTATCATCCATTAGAATATGCCTGGAATGATTTGACCTGTTAGTGCATATGCACCTAGAGCGGACATTATGCCGATCATGGCCCAGCGGCCATTTTGTAATTCTGCGTTTTCGTTCATTTTCTTAGATTTAATAGGGTTAGAAATTTAAAAGAGACCTTTCAGTCTTAAAAGATGCCAGGAATAATTGTCCCAGTCAAGATGTAATTGAAGATTGCAATATTAAAACCAATCATCGCCATGCGACCATTAGTTAGTTCTGCGTTCTTCCAGTAATCGTGATCGTAATCAACCTCAATTTGAGGTTCAGCTGCGAACATGTTCTGACGACCACCATCTTCAGTAGTGACATACCTTGCGGTTGAACTTGTCATTCGTTTATTAAGAAACGTAACAATATTATATAGTAATGTAAAGTCTTCTGTCAAGTATAATTACCTATCATGTTACCCGACCCTGACAGACGAAAAATACCCCGACTTTTTTTCCGAGCTTTTTTGGAATTAAAAGCTAAATTTGCCACACCCTCTCGCAATAATCTTTTATCGATCTGTCACTTGAGAAAAATCCTGACCTTGCAATGTTTAACAGGGACATGGTGTTCCAGTTGTCCTGATCTTCCCACGCACTACTGACACGATCCTGAGCATCAAGATAATCATTGATGTCTGCCATAACACAAAATGGGTCGTGATTGATAAGATTATCTAATAGAGCCGAAAAGATATCTTTATCGCCATGACTGAAATGACCACCCTGAATCAAATTGACCGATTCCCACACTTCATCGCTCATATGGTCTTTAGGGTTATATCCCTGATCCCACAAATTACGTATTCCATTCTCATCATGTCCAAATAGGAAGAAATTCTCTCCTCCCACTAAATTACGAATCTCTACATTTGCCCCATCTAACGTACCAATGGTAAGAGACCCATTCATCTGGAATTTCATATTACCTGTACCAGAAGCTTCCTTACCTGCTGTAGAAATCTGTTCAGATAGGTTTGCAGCAGGATATACCATTTCTCCCAACTTGACACTATAGTTTGGCAAGAATACTACACGTAACTTACCATCCATATCAGGATCACTATTAACAATTTCTCCAATACTACAGATAAACTCAATAATCTTCTTAGCCATATAATATCCAGGCGCAGCCTTACCACCAAATATTACTGTCCTTGGCACTACATCATAACCATCTTTAATGCGTCTGTATTGGGTAACACACCACAGCGCAAGTAAATGTTGTCTCTTGTACTCATGGATCCTCTTGACTTGTACATCAAATAGACTAGTAGGATCAACAGATACCCCACAATGTTCAAAGATATAGTTGGCAAGATTATGCTTTCCTATGATCTTAGACTCCGCAAGTTTCTCCAATAAATCTGGATTAGATTTGTTCTCCTCCAATTTACTAAGAGTATCCATATTAGTGACCCAATTTGGACCAACATACTGATCAAGAACTTGTGTAAGTGATGGATTAGAAGATGCAATCCACCTCCTAGGAGTAACACCATTAGTCACATTGGTGAATTTATGTGGCCAAAGATCAGCAAACTCTGGCATCAACTGTGTCTTAATCAACTCAGAATGTAACTCTGCAACACCATTAACATGATGAGATCCAATAGTTGCAAGGTGTGCCATCCTAACAAACTTATTACCACTCTCATCAATAATGGACATTTTCTCTAACATCGCATCATCGCCAGGATAATTCAGTCTGACTACCTGTAAGAATCTTCTATTAATTTCATAGATAATCTCCATATGACGAGGTAGAAGTGTCTTAAACATTTTAAGATCCCACTTCTCTAATGCTTCTGGTAGAAGAGTGTGATTAGTGTATGCAATGGAAGCATGTGTTATCTCCCATGCTTGATCCCATTCCATATGACGATCATCAACAAGGAGTCTCATCAATTCAGCAACAGCAACAGATGGATGAGTATCATTCAACTGTACCTGATAATGTTCTGCAAACTGTTCAGCAGGAATACCACGTTTATCAAGACTATTAAACATATCTTGAATAGATGCACTAACAAAGAAATATTGTTGTTTTAATCTAAGTGTCTTACCAGCATCAGTACCATCATTAGGATAAAGAACCTTAGAGATAGTTTCTGAAGTAACACTCTGTTCTACAGAACCAAGATAGTCACCAATATTAAATGCATAGAAATCAAATGTCTCAGTAGCATCAGCTCTCCATAGTCTTATCTTATTACAACTATTAACTTGATAGCCTAACTGCAATATATCATAAGGAACTGCAACTACCTGTTCAGAAGGAACCCATCGAACCCTATAGTTATTATGATCTGAAATATAATTCTCTACTTTACCACCAAATCCAACTAAAACAGACTCATCTGGCTGACATAACTCCCATGGCCAATCTCCATGCAACCAGTTATCAGTTATCTCTAACTGCATGTTGTCTTTTATTATCTGTTTGAATATACCATACTTGTACCTTATACCATAACCTGTAGCAGGAACCTTTAGTGTCGATAGTGACTCCATATAACAAGCAGCAAGACGACCTAACCCTCCATTACCTAAGCCAGGTTCCTCTGCAATTTCAAGTACCTTTTCCAAACACTGATCGTATTCATTCAATGCTTCTCTTGCTTCACCTACTAGTCCCAAGTTGAGGAGGTTACCATTCAACTGTGGTCCTATTAGAAATTCAGCTGATAGATATGCAACTTCTTTCTGTCCTTCTTTCTTCGTATCTAACCAGTAAGTCATCATCTGATCTCTTACTGCATAACATAATGCCATATAGAAATCATGTCTGGATGCATTATCAGGTCTCTTACCTAAAGTATAGTAAAGACGTTCTCTGATGCCATTGTATAAGTTATTCTTCATTAGGGCCTCTAGGTGGTTCTTGTAAGTAAACGTTGCCTGCAATTGTTGTTCCTTCATTACCACTGGTAACAAAGTGTTCTATCCATGATGGGAAGATTATTATATGGCCAGAAGGAATGTTAGGTATGAAATCCATAGGTATGGACTCCGCATACATTGCCCACTGATTCATGATAACTTTCCTAGAAGGATTCATAAACACAGTTCTAGAATGTTCAACAGATTCAAGTATGATGAAACTCCATTGAGCACCAGAATGGATATGAGGATCCTGCCAATCAGTCTTTGTATATTTGTTTCTCCAAACTTGTCCAATATAAAATGGATCATTCAGAAACTGACCTATACACTCACTAATTAACCTATGAACATACTCATAGGTCTCATCGGTAAAAGAATCACTGCCCATAGTAGTTTTAATACCACTAAGGTATGAACTCTCATACTTATCAGAAACGAGATCAACTTTATCCAAATCAATCTCTTCCACAAAGAATGGAGTTGCAAAAATAGCATTTGGATTTCTCATACTATTAATTATAACATAAAAAAAGACCCCCTACAATGTAGGAGGTCTTGTGTGTTGTATATCTAATTTAAGAATCAGAATGTGAACTTAGCACCGATTTTAGCGCCCCAATCTACTACTGTGTCTCCAGCAGAGTCTTCACCGTTAGAAGCACCTGAAAGCTCTCCATAAAGAGCAAGATCTTCATTAACACCATAAGAAGCACCAACCTTACCAGAAAGTTCTGTTTCTGTGTCGTCAGTAGACTCAGCATGATTTAGTGAAGGACCACCTTGTACATAGTAAGC